TTGTCATTTATCAATCCTTAGCGGATTCCAAATAAATAATTGTGAGCCGCCCGCCTCTCTCACATGATGCGTACCCTCAACGGCATTTACCACGCCTACCGCATCCCGAAAACAAAAAGCCCGGGGTGGTGCGCATCGTTGAGAGGCGTCCCGGGGTCTACTCACACCCTGAAGCCGGCCGGGTGCTTTCGTTTGGAGCCGCCGGCAGGGTTCGAACCCGCGACCTGCTGATTACAAATCAGCTGCTCTTCCGACTGAGCTATGACGGCATAAACGAAGGCGCCTAAGCATTTTGCCGAGGCGCCAATGATAATTTGGTTGCTGTGAATCGCTGGAATGAACTAAAAGCAGTCGTGCGTTACTTAAATAAGGTTCTTCAACTCGAACATTGGCTCCGTGATGCCGTTGAAGGAATCCGAGCTGGCATCAACCATATCGTCGTGTTTGGAATCAGGGAAAGATTCAAGCTGTGAGAAGTATGCGTCGTTCCATGCTCCGGTCATGACAGATACGTTTCCGTTCTGCCACTGCGCAGCGAACGGTGTTGCGCGGAGTTCCTTGCTTCCTGTTACAGGCACCGCTTTTACCGAGAATCCAATCAACATCTTGACATAGGTTTCAGATACGATCTTCCCGGCAGCTCCGGGATCTTGCGGTATCCGGATACGGTACTTCATGCCGAATCGCGCCTTGTCTGCTTTCGCCGTGTTGAGAATGAGGTGCTGGACTTCGCCGGCCTTGATCCGCTGGTTGATGACATCGATCACGACAATCGTATTGTCTTCTTTCAGCCCCATCAGGACGCCGGATGTGTAGTCCGGATCTCCGTCCTTCTTTTCTTCCGTCGCCGCTATATCCCACGCTCGGCATACGCACTTGAGCTTTTCCGGCAGGACATCGATCATTGTCACCTGCGACCGTTTGAAAAACAGACCGGCAGACGCCTTGATCTTCCAGTTGCCGTACAGAAGTCTCTCGCGCTCTACGACAGACAGTGCCTTCAGGTTGGACAGGTACTGCGGGTTTACCTTCAGCAGTTCCTTGTTATCGTAGATACTGGACATAATGAACGTGACGCTCTTCGGTTCTGCACGTTCTTCAGGGGTCTCCAGTTCGAATTTCTCCCAGAGTTCTTCGCGGCTGTTCGCCCAGTACAGGATCTCGTCACGGCGGATAAAATACCGGATCTTTCCGCTCCGTTCAGGGATCGGGTATCCAGTGTCCTGATCGATCCACCAAGCAATAAAAGAAGCAACCCAGGAATCAGCATCCGGGTTGCAGGTTGCGATCACATGAGGTCGAACGCCGCAGGTAGAACGGTTTCGAGACAGCATATAGAAGAACTGCTTCTCCGTGAAGTGCGTCAGCTCGTCAAAGCCAAGGCAGCAGATCTGGGAACCTTGCCATTTTCCAAGGTCATCATCTCGCTCAATGTGAGCAAATCGAATCGTGGAAACGAGCTTGTCTTCCTTGTTGAAAAACCACCACTCGCCGCGGGAGAACTTCGGCTTTGCGCCTCGGACTCCCTGATACATCTTCGATGATTCGTCCCACAGACCGCCTTGGCTGAAGATCTGGTTGAAGTTCTTACGGAAGATCGTCGCGCCATACCCGGGATGGTTCTTGTATCGGGCGGCTGCCATTAGCAAGCCATACGATTTACCGCCGCCGGCAGATCCACCATACACGATGATGTCGGCAGGATTCATCAGCATCTGGCTTTGCGGACCCGGCTGAGGTCTTATGGGTCGTTCCACGAAACCACCGCCTTATCCTTCTGTCTTGTCGCTGCCCTCCGCAGTTTCTTCTTCGGTCACTTTGCAATCTTCTTCGGTGAGCATCTTCGGGATATAGAAAACGACATCTTCATTGCCGTCGTCATCTCCCATGTTGATCGCCATGGATGTATTGTCCGGGGCGCTTCCAAGGGCGCGGAGCTTCGCTTCGGATTCCGCTTTCTTTCTCATCTCAGAAGACAGGCTTTCTCTCTCTGCCCTGTTCTCCTTGGGGTCAAATCCGGCCAAGGTCAAGAACATCTGCCCAGCCTCCAGATTGCCTCCAATGAACATGGAATACAGTCGCGCCATCAGGATCTCCATATTGGTAATCCCGTCTTCATCAGAAGCGCCAAGCGTCTTTGTGTTCTCTCGTCCGGGAGCAGATCCTTTCAAATCAAGGATGTATCTCGCAGCCTCGCGGGCGTCTCTTCTCTTGGCCGCATTCTCTCTCCGAACTTCTCCGGATTTGATGCCTCCGTTTCGTCCGGCCTCTACCGGATCTATTCCGCTTCCAAAGCGAGTATCTTTACCCTTTTCAATGAGCTCTTCAATTCGCTCGTCGTTGGTCATGCTTTCACCTCTTTATAGGCATAAAAGAAACCGGCCCTGAGCGATTTAGGGTCGGTTTCCGATCAGTTTTCTTTTCTTAGGTTGGTTGTCCATAAAGCCGGGAGACTGTCTCTACGGCCTTGTGGATGGATTGTGCGGGGTCTATGCGTATCGATTGATAAAACGCAGGGTTGACGTAGCACTCATACCCGCGTTTCATGACGCTCCGATCTTCTTCCGTGATCCCTCGGCGGAACCCGCTGGCAATCCGGAGCGCGTCCTTGAAGTCGCCGGCAGCCACCAGCCGCCGGACTGCATCACTTTTTCTTTCCATACTTCGTCGCCGGGTCGATCAGATGATCGTCATACGGGAGCTTATATCCTCTCGGATTATGCTTCAGAAGGCAAGCATTCAGATCACGATTCCATGTACAGTCATCGAACAGGTTCACTTCGAGCGGAGTCAAGAGCCGTTGATCGTTCGTGATAGCGTGTACCGCATCTCTCCTGAGCTTGTACTTCCCGTATGTCGTGTGCCAGTTGTAGCACCACTCCGGGAAGTTGCCCTCGATCTTCATGCATTCCTCGACCGGTTTGATAATCGGGATCGCGCCATACGGCATCGGCGCCGAGCACGTCATCCCGTCATACCCAAGATACTCCCAGTCGTGATCTCTCTTCGTCCAGAACAGACAGATCGCTTTCGCCACGAAGATGGTTTCCTCCGCCGGTTTCGTCATCGCCTGATTCGCTTCGTACAGAGCCATGACTTCCTGATCCAGATGCGGGTAATACGCCTTCGCCATCGTCTTCAGGATCTCCCACAGTTTCTTTCGATCCCTCTGGAACATGAGCGAAGTCAGCCGTCCTGTTTCATACACATCCATATTCCGGATCGCCTGAAACAGTTTCTGGCTGACGGACGTTTTATCTTCGTCCTCCCGATAATCTCCGAACATCAGATTGCAGACAAAATAATCTGCATCCCTGTTCTTCTTGCAGAGGCAGAGCAGAGACAGCGCCTTCGATAACGCTTCCTCCCCTCCTCGACTGCACAGAACCAGAATCTCCTTAGTGATAATCCCATAGCAGTCCTCGGCGGAAATGACGAGGAGCCTCTTTCGCAAATACGATTCGTACTGCGGAAGAAGCTCCCATAAGCAGTGTCCTGCTATTTCATAATCGCCCTTTCGGATCGAGTTCTGCATGGCGCTCGTGACCTCAAAAAATGATCGGCCGGTTCGCGTCAACAGTTCGTACGCCAATTTTCTTCTTTCCTTTCTTCTTCATTCAGCCAGTTACATTTTTATTGGCTTAATCTTATTCTATAATAAACCGGCTAAAAGTCAAGAAAAAGGCGGATTCATGGCATATTTATTTTCGAACAGTGCCTGAAAGTTACCGCTTCACGTTCACGTGCGGGACGTTCGTCTTCAGGTTGTAGGTGAAGTATTTCCCCCACTTCTGCTTCATCAGGTTGATGCTGTTGATCTGGTCTCCACGCATCTTCCCGGAAGCGCCGCCTTCATTCGTATCTGTCAGGCCCTTGGAGCAGAAATACTTCGGCTTCAGGATTACCCGGTTGAAAAGCAGCTCCTGCAAAACCAGGTCGATGTCGTAGTTGTACTCCAGCTCCTTGTGGCATTTGGATTTGAACGTCAGCCGATTCACCCAGCGAACAGCTCCGGCGCAGCCCTTGAAGCCGAACTCCGCGTCATAGTTCCACGGACGAATCGTGGCGTCTGTAGCTCCAAAGCCAATACCGAGATCCAGCATCAGCTGTCCGATCCGTTCCAGCTCAGAAGTGATAATCTCCGGGTCCTCGATGCTGTCCGTATCGTACATGCGGTAGAAGAAGTGATGGATGTCGTCGTCCAGTATCGCTATACAGTCTTCGGGGGCGTTGTCGATCAGCCACTGGTTTACTTCGGTAAGACCACAGATCTGGCTGTCTTCGACCGCCTGCACCTTGATGTGATCGGCGTAGTCCTTCAGCGCCTCGACGTATTCTTCATATTCGCTCTCTCGAACGATATATGTTCCGTATTCAAGGAACTGATGCGCCGTGCAGGTCTTCGCTCTCTTGTAGCTGGGGATGTAGATATTGAACGTGTATTCAGCCATTCGGCGACACCCCGTTCTTTTTCCGATCCTCCTCGATTTCCAGGACTGTCATCAGAGCGTAATTGGCGAGGTCGATCAGCGTGTCGATCATACTCTCGTCTTTCACGTTCTGCTTTCCGGTTCTGGTGAGCGCTTTGAACCTGTTCAGCTTATCTGTCAGCCGAATCCGCGGCATCGCCATTCCTTCCTCTTCATATGAGAGGTGGAAGCTGTCGCCGTAGTCGGCGTTCTTCTTTTTATAGATCTCATTCAGGAGATCACACAGTTCTTTGTGCCGAATATACTTCGTACTCATCTATGATTCCACTCCTTCGGGAGATTGAACCCGCAGTTCATAACATAGTCGATCACCGACATGTTCGGAACGAAGTCCCCGTTCACCTGTTCGTATTTAATCGGCTGGTAGTTCGCATACACCAGATACAGGCCGTTTCTGCGATAGTCTGCCTCGATATGATAATCCTTGGCTCCCTCACCGCTCAGGTACGTGTTCGCGCCAAGGAGCTTACACATCTCAATGCATCTCGCATCTCGTCTTTCTTTCAGATCAAGCTCCGATGACAGGAAGAACTCACGGCTGGCTGTCAGTCCAAACTTATCCGCAATACGCATGATGCAGCAGCGGTTGAAGTCTGCAAGATTACCGGCATTCAGTGAGTAGGACAGAAGCTCCTCGAAAAATGGGAACGCCTTGCTGAATTGGTCTGCCTTCTTGTATTCCTGCCACAGGGTCTTTATCATCTTGTCGATAGTTTTCTCATCTACCGCCAGATGGATCTCATTCAGATTCCTGACATGGTAATGGATCGGGATCGTAAAACGGTGCGGGCCATTTGCTGTCTTGATATCATTGTAGTTGTGTCGGCCGGTCTTGCTGTATAAGACGTTATCCGAGAACACGAACAGATCGCTCCGGAACATCTTATAGAAATAACCCATCCATGGGAAGAAGTCCGGCTGATGCGAAGCCAGAACAATTGAATTGGCGTGATTCAAAGATCGCCCATCTCCCCTCTGCGGAACACACATTGAAAAGCTTCAGCATTGTTCAGCCCGGACTGCGCTCCTCTCAGGATGGGAAGAACGGTCAGCGCTTCGTAAGACCGTGGGTGCGGTCGTTCCCGAATCACGTTTTCGTAGACTTCAAGTGCGCGGACTTTTGCGTAAACAGCTTCCGGTGAGATCGGTACGAAGGTGTTCGGTTCAAACCGGCTTTCGCTCGGGTTCAAGGCCCAATCAGTTGACGACTGGACCTCCATAAGATACAGACCGGTGATCGGCTTGATGTCCTCTCTTCCACGCTGCCAGAGGCGAAATGCCTCCATGCAGGATGCCGCGGTCCAGTAGTGGTCTGTATTCACATCTCCCGGGTGCTGAGTGAAAATAACGTCTGGCTGGAAGTCTCGAATACAGTTCTCAATGTCCTGCACCATCTTTCGATGATTCGCGCTATTGAATGTGCTGTCGTCATAGTCGAACTTGTAGCACTTGCTCACGCCAAGGATCTCATGGCTTAATTCCAGATCGTCCTTTATTGCCCCAAGATCATTCTGGTAACGAGTAGTATCGCAAGTATTAAGAACAGCCACGCCGATGGTGTTCCCTCGTTTCGCAGCCTCATAGATGAATCCTCCAGCTCCTAATACCTCATCATCCGGATGTGCCACAACGAACAAGTATCTCTTACTCATGGCGGCCTCCATCGAAAACGCTCTCGATCAGATGGAGCACATCGTTTTCCGCCAAGCGCTCCGCTCTGTCTGACCTATACTCCGGGATGTTCTTGCCGAGTCCAATGATATTGCTTCCATGCGGGACAATGATGTATTCTCCGCTGTCAGCAACATATGCCTCTTCGGCCTCTTCCTCAGAGAGAAGTGCTTCGTGCATTTTCTCCCCGGGGCGCCGGCCTATGATCTCTTTCGGGTAATCGGCCGAGAGATTCAGGTATCTGCACACTGCATGCGCCAGATCTCCGGTTGTACAGGCCATCGCCTTTTTCACCAGCAGATCACCATTCTTTCCGATCGCAAACGCCTTGCTCACCAGATCCGCAGCTTCTTCAACAGTCATCATGAATCTGGTCATGTTCGGGTCGGTAATGGTAATCGGGAGTCCAGTCTGCGCTTGCTCCACGAAGACTGGGACCGCACTTCCGCGAGAAGCAACAAGGTTTCCGAAGCGGGTTATGCAGATCTGCGTCTTGTGCTGTTCCATCGACTTCTGGATCGCAAGCTTCTCCATATACGCCTTGGTCATCCCCATAGCGGAAGTCGGGTATACCGCTTTGTCTGTGGACAGGCATACAACCTTCTTGGTCTTGTGCTGAATCGCAGATACCAGAACATTGTCGCTGCCAATGATGTTCGTCTTGACAGCCTCCATCGGGAAGTATTCACAAGACGGAACCTGTTTCATTGCGGCGGCATGAAAAACAAAATCGACGCCGCGCATGGCAGCATCGACCGTCTTCTTGTCACGCACATCTCCGAGGAAGAACCTGACATGCTCATTCCCCCGGTACTGCTGGGACATATCATATTGCTTCTTCTCATCACGGCTCAGGATGTTCACTGTATCCGCGCCGAGCTTCAGGCACTTTTCGAGGAACGCACGTCCAAACGTGCCCGTTCCTCCGGTAATAAGGACGTTGGAACCGGCGATGTTGTCAGTCACAGTCCTTCACCGCCTGTTCGAGTGTATTGATAATCCGCTCCTGATCTTTCTCAGTCAGCAACGTGTGATATGGGAGCGTTATGAGCTGGGCGTACTGTGCATATGCATTCGGATAGTCAGTAATCGTGTATCCGAGTTTCTTATATCCAGTCATCATTGGAAGCGGCTTGTAATGGACGTTGCACGGAATGCCGTAGTCTTTCATCCGCACAATCACACGGTTTCGGAATTCCTCCTGATCTCCGTTTATCGCCTTGACGCCAACCGGATACAGGTGGAAGGATGTCGTGTAATCGTCGCCCAGATGCGTTATAAGCGGGTGGATTCTTTCGGAGCGTTCCAGCATGGAATCATACTTCATCGTCAATTCCACGCGCTTCTCGTAAATATCCGGGTATCTCTCAAGCTGAATCAAACCTATAGCGGCATTGATGTCCGTCATTGGCCGGTTAAATCCCATGCCACGAATATCATATTCCCATCCGTTTATAGGATCTTTCCCGGTCTGGCAGTGATGCCTGATCGCCTTCAGAGCAGCGCCCACTGCTTCGTCCCAGTCATTGAAGTTCTTCCATACAAGTGCACCGCCTTCGCCTCCGGTCGTGATGCATTTCAGAACATGGAAGCTGAAGCAGGTGATATCTGCGAAAGATCCTGACGGCTCAAAGCCCTTCATTGCTCCGAAACTGTGAGCTGCGTCTGCGATCACCGCAACACGCCCGAGCACATCCTGCAACGGGCTGCTTGATTTGAAAATATCCTTCTTGTTGTTGACAGCTTCAAAGATCCGTTCGTAGTTGCAGATCTTTCCACCATAGTCCACAGCAATGATCGCCTTCGTTCTCGGCGTGATCGCTTTCTCCATGGCATCGTAGTCCATTTCGAAGGATTCACCGTCTGTATCAACGAAAACGATCTTCGCCCCAACGGTATATATGACATCCGCGGTCGCGGTATAGGTAAGCGGCGTGGTAATCACTTCATCGCCGGGGCCAATTCCGAGAACGCGAAGGGCGAACTCAAGGGCTGTCGTGCAGCTGTCAACAGCAACTGCGTGTTTGCATCCGCTCATTTCAGCGACTCTCTGCTCAAACGCAGCAACGTGTGGCCCTGTCGTGAGCCATCCGCTGTCAAGCACTTTCTTGACTGCTTTGAGCTCCTGCCGGCTGAGGTCCGGGTGGGCGAATTTGATAATCTTACCCATTTGCCTCGGCCTCCTTCGCGGCAATCTCATCTGCGCCGATCAGTTGACCTTTCATCTGATCGTACCAGATTGCCCTCGCCTTGATACGGCGTTTGGAGATAGGGATTGTGCATCCCTCAATGCCGAGCTTGCGGATCAGGTCATTGTAGTCGAGCTCATTCCGGCAAGCGATCAGCACATAATCGTACTGCTCGTAGTGGATCGGCTCCATGTCCTTTATCATCCGCTCTTCCAACGGCTTTTCTTTCTCAACTACGTCATCGATCTTGAAGTTCATCAGATCGGCCGTCCAGTCTGCCAAATCTTCCATGACCCATTCGCCGGCGTGGGTGTTCAGCTTGATGTTGACGTATTTCTGCTCAGGCAGCGTGTATCCGATCAGCATCTTGCAGTCGAGCATGGCATCCGGATCTACGCGCTGGAAATACTTGACTCGCTGGTTGCCGCCAAGGACCTGATTCTGCTCATTGATAACGATGATGTCGAAGTCGCCATACGTTTCAAGCGACTTCTCAAGGTCTTCGCGTCTCTGCTTCTTGACTTTTCTGGGGTTGCCAAAGTCAAGGCGGAGATCACGCGCTCGGCGCTTGACAATCTCTTGCCGTTTATCCATTTTTCATACCTCCAAAAAGAAGAAGGACCGCTTCCCCAAGCGATCCTTCTTATGTGTTTTGCTGTATCCTTTTATCGACGGTGCCATATTACTACGTATAGACCTTGATCTTCAACGACACATACCGATAAAGAATGTTGTTACATGATTCTTAATGATAAACGACGACTATCAATGTCATCAACTGACAAAGGCTTCGGTTTACTCCGTATCCCATGCGCTCTCGTCAATCCCGTTTCTCAGGATGCTCCAGGCCGGTACGCAGCAGGTGCAGGAATTACCGCGGAGCCAGTACCGGTTTCGGAGTACGAGACGCAGTGGAATACGAACTTTAATCCTTTTGCCGCAGTAGCAGCACTTTGTTCTCCACCACATATCCTTTCACCGATCAACCAGCATCCCAAATTTTGAGTTGGCCGTGCACATGTACTTCACCGGTTTTCCTGTGGAGACGGCATATTCGATCTCAGATCTCGTGCTGTCGCCTATGTACCCGTCGCGATTGATGACGTATATGAAATCCGCCATATCGATCTTCCGCTTGTGCATGTCATCAAGCATCAGCTTCACTTCGGGCGTGATTTCAGAAGCATACTTCGCGTCGGCATGCCCAAACAGGCCAACAGAAAGCACGATGTAGCCTTGCAGGGTCAACTCTTCCTGCTTTTTGATAAAGTCTTCCTTGAACCGAGTGCTTCCGCAGAGCGTTACTACCTTGTACTTCTCCCGTTCTTTGCGGAGCAAGTAGTCTTTTTTGCTCGCTGGACATTCAGAACATGACAGCATCTCATACGGTCCGCATCCACCATTTCTAAAGCAAGCCATAACCAAACTCCATTTCATTCTTTCACAACATATTTATCGCATTCAGACGAGATCAGAGCCGCAGCAATTGAAAGTCCGGCCATAAACCCGGCGTTCTTGCTGTCGTCTACACAAGCGAGGATCTGCTTATAATGGTCCGAGCCGATAAAATGCAGGATCATTTTCTGGTATTCTTCAACATCAACAAACAGCCGCGTCTTCTTCTGTTCTTCACTCATGATGAAAACTCCATTTCATTTGTCGTCTCTGACCGGGCAATATCCTTCGTACTCGCTACAGTGCTTCATTCCGCACTTGCAAACGGGGTAAATCGTTGTCCGCCAGTGATCTTCCTCAGAACCCTGCCAAGGACATTTCTCTCGAATAGGTGGTTTACAACCAATATAAGTGGGCATTGTTCCTGTTCTCCCTTACACGAGTAGCGGGCCAAGCTTAATAATCATGGCAACAACGATGCCCATGATGTATCCAAATCCGATATTTCTCAGATATAAGCCTGTGTCGCTCTTTAATACAGCACCAGTCAGGTACAGAATTGTACCCATCAGAGCATTCGCCAACATAAAAACATTCATATCAAAACCTCATTTCATATGCCATCGTCTCATACGTGCCGCATCCACCTTTCCTATAACGGGTCATATTCAAACCTCCCAACCCATTTCAGCATCGCTGCGCACCCACTCCAAGAACAGATCACGGTTTCCGAAAAGTGTGTAGATCACGTAATCCGCGCAAATCCGAACGGCTTCCTGTTCAGTCTTGGTAAGACTCTTTTTGTTTGGCTCTCCTTTACAGTCCTGACCTTCGAACAAAAGGTTCTCAAAATAGTGTTCAAGGTTGCTCATTTTTGCTCTCCTTCTCGATGCGGAACATATCTTTGATCTGGAGCAGATTGTCGAGAACAACATCCACCGACTCCTCACAATAAAACCATATTCCGAAGATCGGCTGCATCTTCTCGTTTGGATCGACATCCCTTCCAAATTCGTTGCTCTTGCTTGTATCTTCGAGCTGAAACACAGACAGGCCAAATCCGCTCTCCGGCCCGTTCTCCAACAACTTCCTGTCCGTTATGCCAACGGCTTTGTCTGGCTTCCCTTCTTGCCCGAAATTATAAAACTCTAATACCATCTTCGTTGCTCCTGTCTCCAGTCTATTTTCTGCCCGCAGGTGCACCACGGGGAGTGATAATAGATGTACGGTTTACTGCTCTCTTCATCGGTGATCCGTTTTACGAAGAGCTTGCCGCAGCAAGGGCAGCGGTCTTCCCAATTGCCGCTATCGGCTCCGTTGAAGAATGTTCGCGCCGGCTTCTTCATCTCCTGCTTTGCGAGTACAGATATGGCAATCTTCAGCGCATCGTCAAGTGCTTTATCGGCAGGTGGCTCAACTTCTGAATCTTTCCGGCTTTCAAGCAGTTTTCGCAGGATACCTGCGGCTTGTATTTCTTTCATTTATGCTTCCTCCTTCAGCCAGTCGAGCCAGCACAGTTTACACCTGCGTAATGATGGCGAATCGATGCTTTCTAATGCGCACTGACTAAAGATTTTCCCGGGAGGGCAGCCTTGTTCTATAGTCACAGCAAAGGCGGCCATCTCCTCAGCACTCATTTCACGAAGCTGATCGTAGTGTGTGATGGGCATCGCTTCTACAAGTACAAACCTTTGTTTTGGGTCATAGTTTTTCGCTCCTTTGGTATCAACAACCATCATTACTCATCCCCATTTCCACTTGCGTCGAGAAGAGCCGAGATGTACGCTCTTGTCATTTCGGATGCCTCATTCGTGCTTGCTCCAAGGTCAAGGCAATGTTTGAAAAAAACGTATGTCATTTCAGCGAGACCCTTTACTGCTTCAACAGCATCATTTTCCTTTTTCATAACTCTCCCCCCTGTTTTAACCAGTCGATCCAGCACATTCTGCAAGACATCACCACATTTTCGTTTCTGCAAAATCCCGTCTCTCCGAAATAGTGCGGCGGCGGGCAAGAATATTCTGTCCCTGTTTGCGTCATAAACTCAGCCATCTCCTCCACGCTCTTTTCACGAATCTGGTCAAAATGAGTCTTCACTTCTACTGTGTTGTAATAACAGAACTTCCCGCATTCCTTATCTCGGAATTCTGAGCAAGCCCCTATCGGCATCCTGCATCTTCCGGTCTTTACTCTCATTCTTCCTCCTTCATCAACCAATCGAGCCACGCGGCCGCACAAGTATCATCATTTTCGGAACAGCCGTTCATTGGGTTCGGGCAGTTGAAGCAATCAATATGCTCTGCGATCCAGATGGAGAACTCCTCTGCGCTCATCTCTCGGAGTTTGTCAAAGCGGGTGTTGCTTCTTGGTTTTCCTCTTATTTCCGAGCAAACGATTACGTGGTTTCCGCCTTCGTTTGCCTTTCTTTCTATCTCGCAATTTTTGTGCATCAAGCAAAGTTTACAAAGGTTCATCGCTCGCTTTCCTCATAAAGCGCCTGTATCCGGATCGTAGGTTGGTTCAGACATCTCGCAGTATTGAGTGGCTTCAACTTGTGCTTCATACTCGCGCTCTTCGTCGTATGGTTCCGCTTCTTCTTCCAGCCATTCTTGAATGCTGTCTCCTTTCTGATCGTAACAGCATCTATACATCGGGCACGAGTCCGGACAATTGCCGTTCGCGCCGAATATCACGCAGTTATCCAGAACCTGCGCCAGAAACAGCGCGATATCGTAATCGCTCGCCATACGAAAATACTTGTCCGCATTGGAAATGCGCCTCGGCGTGTGGTATGTACACCCGGAAGTAGCCCGAATCTCGACGCCGGTCTTTTTGCAGACGCCCTTTGCGTATTCGCAGGAAGGGCATGTTGGAAGGCTCATTCTGTCTCCTCCAGTGCAAGCATCTTCTTGAAGCATTCTATATGGAAATGGATGAAGAACTGATACACGACATTCTGATTCACACCATGTTTCCTCGCTATCATATCTATCGCTTTAGCGTCAGCCAAAGCGAGTTCCCTTATATAGTGCTCAACTAATATCTTTTGTTTTTTGTTCATCAATTTCATCTCTTTTCTTTGGTTTCAGCTCACAGCAGTCATCCTTCCTCTTGCATGTGTCACAAGGCGGGATGGAATCCGGCAAAGCCTGCTCATAGTACGCCTTTGTTAAGCAAATCATTCAGTCGCATCCTCATCGCCCAGGGCAGTTCTGAATATTTCTTCAGCTGTAACCTTTCTTCCATTCACATATACTCCGCCTTCTCCCTCTGTCACAGTCGCCCCGACCTCTTCACACAAGCGCAGGAATAAGTCCAGGTCAAATTCACGATCGGTCATTTAACCGCCCTCTCTTTTGATAAACGTATTGAGATCGCGAACGATGTCAAAGAGCATATCCCTGACTTCCACGATCTCACCATTCTCGTACATAAGTGCTGCTGTCTGGAGTGCTCCCACAATCAGAGCATCTTTCAGCTCGCCGTTCTGCTTGATGTATTTCATATCTTTCTACCTTTCTGGCACAATTGTTCTGACAGACTCTAAGACTCTTGCAACCTCATTGCTTGTTGCCCTCACGCTGCCGGTCAGTTTCGCTTCCTCAAGGATTGCGTCATCAAAAGCCCATTTCAGTTCTCTATCTGAAATGAGTCTTCCGCCAAACGGTGGAACTTCTTCAAGCTCATATCTGCTCCACTTGTCTCCATTCCGTACGAAAAGAACTACGCCATCGTCCGATGAATAGATCTCGGCTTTGTACACCATACAGCCTGCGCCTATCTTCGGTATGTCCAAGCCTTCAATATAGGCGTTCATGGTCAGTCATCCTCCAGTGCTTCCAGGATTCTATATAGAAATGCCATCCCAAGAATGATCCAATACAGCGGAGGCATTGAAAGTTTGACTCCGATCCAAATCAGGCAAACAATCAAGTCGTCTTCTCCTCCTTTTTGATAATGTGATGCCCGGACTGTGTTCCGGTCCAATGGTAATTACCTGCCGTGTCATAGCCGGTTGCATAGACTTCTTCGCTTGCCGGGATGATGGCGGGAGCATTCTCTAACAGTGTTCTGATATTTTCATAGATTTCATAGCTTACAACAGGAATTTTCTTGATAAGCTCGTCTAAATCACCCAACCGACCATGCGGCGGGACGGGGACGGCTATGCCAACCTCAAATGCTTTTTGCTCTGCGACGGGACATCTTCTTGCTTCGCCGTTATTGTAAATACGGATAACTTCTCCTGGCTTCGGCATTTCCATATTAGGCAGATAAACTCCCATGCTCATTCCTCCTTCGGTGCTTTACTGTTCCACTCCTTGCAGGCTTGCTCAAGCGTGTCACACAGCCCCGAATTATGAATATGCCCATTTATTCGGCACTCTATGGCGAAACATCCAAGGCCGCTGAATTGATGCACAATCGGCGTTTCTCCGCAACACACCCTAAGATGTAGCGGATGTGGGTCTATCAGTTTGTCGCTTTTCATTTTTCCTCCTCTGGCGGCTGTGGCAGCGGCCTTGTCATGATAGCTTGACCGTAGGTCATCATTTTAGTTTTTTGCAGATAGTAGCCGTCTTTACGCAGTTCCTCAATCTGTCGAACATAAGCGGTCAGTTCTTCAATGGCATCGGATGCTTGTTGGAGAAGCCCAGCTCGCAAAACGCAAGTGTCGGACAATTCACACGTTCCGCATCCACTGCGCTCTTCGGAGCAATACCGTAGCCGCTTGATTAAATTGTCATACATCGCTTGCCCTCCTGTCATGCCTATTCACGGCAAGTTCTAAGTCGATGTTGTGTAAATGGTCAGCTATTTCTGTAAGCCGATCACAAATGCCGCCAAGCGCTCTCGTCAAAACGATCGCAAGAAAATACACGGCTATCATCGTTGCCATCAGCTTTCCTCCTGGATTCTTCGCATAATTTCTTCCAACGGTTCATCCGTCTCAAAATATCCTTCGCCGCAGACAGTGCAGATGCGCGTTTTCCCGTCTATGAAGATGACTGATTCAATATACTGCACATTGATGTACGTTGGATTTCCAAGACTAACGATACGAATAAACTTCGGCTTGCTATCCATCAGCTTTCCTCCATCTTCGCGCCGCAGGAGTGACAATAGTTCGTCTCCATGTCTTGTGGCATCAGGCATTCAGAGCAATACGGGATATTGTCTTCCGGGCTGTTGTACACCCATTTTCCGCGCATCGTCATTTCCGAATCGTAAGTTGTCAGCGATCTCAGATTCTCTTCGTAGGCTGTGATCGCTTTGTTCCACCAATGCGCTGCCAGGGCGAGTGTCGGATCATCTCTTTTTTCGTCGATTCGGTCAGGCCGAGCTTGCAAAGCATCGGCAAGGTCAATGTACTTCGGCATCTGGATCAATCTCCCGCATGTCTGCACCGCAGTTGTAGCAAAAATGTGCAACTTTGGGATTCTTTTCTTCTGCGGAACACTCGGAACACATATACTGTCGCTTCCCTCTTCCTGTATACACAATCCACTTACCACGCCTGGCAGGCCGAGGGTATGCCTTGCTTACTTCTCGTACTGCTTGCATGATTGATAATACATCCGGGTCATTCTCTCGACCTATCTGGTGGATTCTTTCGTTGATCGCGAGAATTGCATCGCCACGGTAGATCAGGTCTTGGTAACTCAGCATTCTTTCTGCTCCTTTTGCGGCTTCTCTTTGCACTTCGGGCAGTACCATCCTTTTTTCCCGACCTTCCAGCCTTCCGCTCTTGCAAGCCTCACAGCTCTTCCGTACGAAATGGTATAGTTTGTCCATGAGTGCCCGGCCCCGCACTTGTCGCATAAATAGTAAACTCTATAGGCCATCACCATCCGCTCCTTTATCGCCCATAAGCGATCCTCTCGACAATTTCAACCATTGAGGGAGCTTCGGCCAAGGCCGTAACTCCCTTCAGTTTCCCGTATGCTCGATTCAGATTCTGGGCGATCGCGTTGGCAACGGTGCCGTTGGAGCAGGAACTGACGATGTACTCCTTTTCGTTCACTTCATCCCAAAACACGATCAGCTGGGCATCGCTTTGAAAATACGCCACTCGGAACTGAGACCCGATTTTCATCCTGCTTTCTCCTCCAATTCATCAATATCTGCTCTGTTGATAACACTACCGCGGAAGCACTTACCGTCGTATGTCCAACTGCCATATTCATGGGAATAGTGGAACGTCAAATACAAAGGAAGCTTAAATCCGAATGTATCGTCCACAGCATGTCCGCACGGGATTCCGCACTGCACGTAATCGTTCTGATGCGAGGCGGGTTCGGCGATATTCAGAAAATCCTGTACCGTTTCTCGATCGACAAGGCAACCAACCGCAGCGCTCTTTTTGAAGCCGATCATCCAGCTGTCGAGCTCTTCGTTCATTCGTGTTCCTCCTCGTTCGGCTCATCAAATGATAATCCGCGCATATTCGCGTACCAGACAAGGGTATCGAACATGTCGCGTTCCAGAAGCTCTCTCCAGTTGTCGGCGGCCCAGTCAACGTCCACCTTGCAGTTGTCGCTCAGGAAATGATCGAGAAGATATCCGTCTTCCCACCACTCTTCTCCATCAAAAGCACAGCAGAAGTAATCGATGCACGGGGAATCATCGCCTTCCTTGTCGGCATCCTCTTGTTCGGGAGTCGAGATGTTGATTTCGATGTCGATGTTGCCGATTTCAAGGACCGCCTCCCCGATCAGTACGCCGTAATCTGTTACCCTGTCCATGTGTCCCGCAATGATCTCATCTCTGATGTCCTCACGCATGCAGAAGAATCGGTAATCTTCTCTGCACTTTGCACTTTGAAAATCCAGTTCCTGAATGTTCATTTGTCTTCTCCTTTCTATGATTGGCGGCCGGAGTGGGATTCGAACCCACGCACACCTCTCAGTGCCTATCGGTTTTCAGGACCGACCCCTTCATCCGCTTGGGTATCCGGCCAAATGGTCTGAGTGGGGAGGCTCGAACTCCCGGCCTCTTGCTCCCAAGGCAAGCGCTCTCCCGTCTGAGCTACACCCAGATACTTCATTTATTGGTCGGTCATGGAGGCGGGGCTGCGCTTAACCCCAACACACCGTCGTGTGCTTCACGCACCTCCATGACCAGTGGTGCCCCCGGAGGGAGTTGAACCCTCAATCCTTACGGCAGCGGAACTTAAATCCGATGTGTATTCCAATTCCACCACGAGGGCTGGTGCTTCCGGCGAGATTTGAACTCGCATGCTTTTCAGCGACGGTACTTGAGGCCGTTGCGTCTACCAATTCCGCCACGGAAGCGTGGTCGAGGATGCTTTTCTTTAACCCGCTCCCCGCAGCAGGCTGTACTCAGGGTCAAGCTCCCCACCGAAAGAAGGATGAAAAACGAGCTTCCGGCCTCGTGGTTTATCGCGTTGCGCACCGCCACATAAACCAAGTGTTTCCCCTATGACTACTCATAGGGCTGGTGGTCCGCCGGGGTCTCGAACCCCGAACCTTCCGGTTATGAGCCGGCGGCTCTACCAATTGAGCTAACGGACCAAGTGTCTTCATCGGTTCTTATAGAATCCCGGCAACGGGCCTGTAACTTCGATGATGCAGAACTCCGTGTAATCTCCGTCTGCCCACTGGATTCTGGCGTAATCGTCCTCGAAATAGCAGCCATCTTCGTTCATCTCGCTCCCGTTGGCGATCTCTTCGTTGTAATAGTCCTCCCAGATCCAGCGGAGATATTCCTTGGCGGTTTCGAAACAGTAGAACGAACATGCGCTTTTCTCAGGATCGAAGCTGTGCGTTTTCACCACTACAAACATTTGATAATCCTCCATATTTGCGGCTCCTGCAATTCTGTCTGCTCTACTCGTGAGGTGATTAGAACCGAGCATAGTTTTTCGGTAGTACCAGTACCTAACAGAATCTACCCAACCGCTTCACCAAGCAGGATTTGATGGGCACTTTATTTATGGGACGCAGGTTCTAAACTGCGTTTCCCTGTCCGACCAGACCCCCAGAACTGGCCGGCCCTTGCAAGGGATGGTGTATCCGAGCGTACCGTATCCTTATCAAGCCCTGTTCAGCGTCTTCGCCTTTGGGAGGACTACGGTATCCTTTTTATGCTTATAATCGGTCTGTTTCTCTTCGTTTCCACGTCCTTCTTGCGGTTTACGGAGCGTTATGGTATGCCAGACTTCTAATATTTCCCGCCGACTGTCGCGATCAGCCGGTGCTCCGACAGGTTTTTCTTGAATTCTTGTTGATTGGTACAGCCCCCGCCGCTGCTTTATGTACCTCCCGCGGCCAACGCCGCAAACCTTTCAGGCAGGACAGCGCCATGTGAGGAGACGACTATGCAGGACGTACGCACATGAGCTTTCTATACGGCTGCCCTTTTACCTGAATATCAGAACGGAAGTGTGTCGAATGGAGCAATACGATGTACCAGATCGTACGTCTTCGGGTGCGTTGCCCATAACCACGCGAAGAACTTCCATCTCGCCGTCTCAACCTTTTGGGAGACAATGCGCGGCATCCACTTCGGTCGTTTCATATTTCAATGTGCTCCTCAATCTCATCGTATGTCACATCCGGATGGTGACGGAAAAAGTTGCCGAGCGCTTCGTCCATGCTCACGGCATCAATGAAGCAGTATCGCCTCTGGCCGTCGTGTTTGAAAATAACTTCGTATCTCCCTCCGTGGCAGATATCAAATCCCGCTTCAGTGTCAAGGTCTCGATACAGAGCTTCATCGTTTCTCCAGTATTCATTCTCCCACCGGTCAACTGACTTAGTGCGCAGCATCGTATACCTCCTTCGGTACGTGGTAGATCCAGGCTCCGCTGCGGACAAGGAGCGCATCCATCCCATAGTAGAGCTTCTTCATCCCGTAGATGCTGCCGGTTGCACTGAAATTCGGGTACTGGCTCAGGTTGTACCGAGCTTTCTGCTCTTTTGTCATATACTTCACCCGCGGCATCCTCTCACCTCGAATCGGTAGAAGTTCTCGTCGCAGTTCATGCAGACGAAATCATAATCAACGAGGTCGCTTTTCAGCAGAGGCCATCCGCAGCGAGGGCATTTCGCAGGCTCAACGTCCTTGAATTCAAGCCACTCGATATCTTCATCGGTGCAGCGGTGCTTTTTCAGAAACTTGATCGCCTGTTCTTTGTCATCGAAGATTTTCGGCGTTTCCCCGTCGAGCAGGTATTCGAGCGGATTGATCGTGATGCCTTCGTACGGTCGGCCGACGATTACGCTCATTTTTTCCTCCTTACTTGTTCACCGCAGCCATGGCCCTGTCAAGCAGGTCGTGGCCGCCGATGATGTTGCCCCAGCGGTTTTCTCTCCAGTTCTTGGTCTTCCTGGCCGGGTCGGAATGCCCGATGTAATCAGACACGGCGTTGACAAAGCCCCACTTCGTATTCAGGAACTTCGCCACATCCGGCCGCAGAGTGCAAATGATAATCTGGTCCTTTGCTTCCTGAACCGTCTTCTTCTGGCGATCAGTCGCGTCATCGTCCAGCGGGAACATCAGGTTCAGCGCCTCGTGCATCTCGCCCTCAGTCATCTTCTGGTTCGCCAGCTTGTCTGCCTCCTCATCGAGGCGTTTCAGATACAGGTCAGCCAGCTCCAGCGTCTGCCGCGCTTCATCGAGTTTCATCGTGATGTCGCCGCGGTGGATCATCGACCAGGATCGCTTCGCGGTCCGGAGTGCCATGTTCAGCGTGTTCTGGCAGACCACCCTCACCGGGGTCATGCAGCACCGGACAGCGCCTGTTCCGTCGTGGGTATTGGTGAAGCAGATGTACGGCTCGAACTCATCGTCGAGGATGTACCGCTCCGGCATCTTTCCGAGCAGCCAGATCGTTTTCCCACCGCGCAGGGAGCCGGCGGTTTCGTATTTGAGTCCTTCACCAATCAGGCTGTCGGTGAAGTCGAATGCCTCATAGTTCTGCACCACCTTGTACTTGTCGCTTACGATGCCGAGTACCTTGCCGTCGGTCGATCTGGTGTTCGCCTTGAATCCGTGGATCTCATTGAAATGCCCGTCATACACCGGCTTCCCGTCGATTGTCCAGTCAAGACCGGCCCGCTGGATCGCCTCCTGAGAGTTCGGCGCCTCCGAGACCATCGTTCCCAGACCGTGCCACGGTTTCTCCCTCACATAGATCATCTGTTCCACTTCTGCGCTCATGTTTCTTTCTCCTTTCAGTGTTCGTTACTTATCTTCAATTGGTGTTCTTCCAATCGTAAGCTGGGTAAAAGTGATAATGTCCGGAGATCATTTCTCCGTGTTCGATATCCGGCTCCGCTGTATCCCAATATGCGAGAACCCAGATCTCAAGCCGGTCTTTCTCGTCGATCCCACAGTCTGACCAGTCATCCATGCCCATACCGTAGATGAAGCAGTCGCATGCGTTCTCATAGGCGTTCTGTCTCGTGGAGTCCGGATATCTGTTCTTATACATTTCCTGTGCTCCTTTCAGTAGCAGGCATCACCGTGAGGTCCTACGGTCATCACGGTCTTCCGGATTCCGTCCTTGTCCTCCCAGATCTCCTCTTCGGAGTTGTCTGCCCAGTAGATCTTATCTACCATCTTCCACTCTCTGGCATTCTCTCTCGCCTTGTGCTCGGCGATCGCTTTCGCCTGGAGTTCTTTCAGCCGTGCAAATTCTTTCTTTGTCAGGCTGTGGTACGGCTCGGACAATGCGTAATCGCTCAGGTAAAAACCGATAAACGACTGATGCCAGCCAGCATTGTACCAGTTATGCGTCACCTTCTCCGCGAAAGCCATCAGCTGCTCATCATCCGTGATCGGGCCGAATTTCCTGCGCTTATACACATATTCGTCAGCACTGTAAACAGGCTGCCCATTCACATAGCCATACACGTTCGGATCGTAATTCATCATCTTCTCCTCCTTTCAGACTTTCCAGATCCCGCCGTATTTGTCGATGATATTGATGTCATATCTGACATCGCGTGGTTCGTAATACTTACCAAGCGCCTCCTGGAGCGCCTTTTCCTCAACTTCGATCAGATACTCATTGTCTTGAGAATCCTCCCGCTCGATCTTGCTGAGTTCCCCGTAAACGCTTTCGAAGCGGTCGTGGAACCTTTTCTGGCGTTCAGGGCCAAACCCGAATTCCTCTTTCAGTGCAATCGCCACCCGGTCGAGCATCCTTTGCTCTGTCAATGCCACGACCTTCAAGAGGCCGACCGCATCCTTGTTCTGCTTCGCCGCCGCGTAATCCAACGCCTGACGCGAATTCTTCTTTACGCCTGACTTCTTTCCCATTCTTACTCCTCTGCCGGTACGAGCTTGACTGTCTTCCCCGCAATCAGGTCTTCGATGTCTTTATTGCTCAACCAATACTTTCTGCCGCTGAACGTGGAGTGAAAACCGATCACCCACCCGCTATTTCCATAGCAGGACATTGACCTGGGCGTTCGGTAACAATCAAACTTCCACAGCTTGTCAGTTGCTATGCAAACTGCCTTATATTCGTCTCCCTGAGCGATCTTGATTTCTTCAGGTGAGAATCTGATGTTCAGATTTCCGTTGGCGAATCTAACGCCGTCGTATCGGAAGTTTCTCATGTTTCCTCCTATCAGAAGCCGCTGCTGATCGAATAGATCTCGTAGCAGCCGTTCTTGTACTCGTTCTCGACGTAGCGAACATACTCTTCTTCATCGGTGAACGGGATCGGGCCGCCTTTCGGTACGTAGGTTCCCCAGCGATCCCACTTCGGTGAGAATCCATAGATCGCTCGAACTACGCCGTTCTTACCTACCATCTTCCCAGCCAGCTTGCTGGATTCTATGAGGTTTCCCAAAGTCCCTTCCATGTCTTCTCCTCCTATTACCAATCGGTAATGTCGGTTCAAAAAAGAAACGCCCGTTTATGGGATCTCCTTATCTTTACTATACAATAAGGCAAGCCAAAAAGCAAATGGAAAAACTGATTTTTCAGAATATTTTTTTCTTTCCTCCCCGTATGCCGTTACCAGTCAATCAAAGTTGCTGTAATACTGATCCCACGTTTCCTGTCGATCATGGACAGCTACAGCTCCATACATCCCGCCGATCAATTCGTCGAAGCGGCTGTCACTTGTTGCAGCGTAGTTTCCGCCGAACATCCATCCCGCCCCTTCCGGCTCAACCACCGGCTCCAGATGATAGATCTCCCGGCCAGCAAAGAAGCGTTTGACCACGCGCATCAGGTTCTCGGGAGGATTCTTTTCGTCTACTTCGATGTATCCGTCCGGGTGCTCAACGAGGACGGTATCGTGAGTGGAAGTGACTCCGCCGTTAGTGCAGTCGCTGAGTCTTCTGGTGCGATATACTTCCAAAGCAAGTGCTTTCATTTTCGTTTCTCCTTTCAGTTAAGCAGATAATCGAATTTCATCGGGTTCCAAGAAACATCAAGTGCATGTTTCCCTGTGATCTTATCTTATAATACCTATCTAAAAAGTCAATGATTTTTGCTATTTTTATTCATTCCGGCTTCTTTTGCGTTAAAATTGTTCAAGGCCGGGATTTCTCCCGGCCTTGCCTCACATGATCCACGCGAGTATCTTCTTGTCCTTCGTTTGCGCTATGTACTCCGCCATATTGGTAAACGCCTCATCGCGGAGTCGGAACGCTCTTCTCATATACGTATCCTCTTTATCGAGGAAATCCGCCTTTCCACCAAACATGATATCTACGACTTCCCCCCAGCTACCGGCGTCGAGATATCGAATGCGTATCACAGCACGTTGGCTTGGCTGACGGATACCGTGAGATACGATCGACTCGACGATATCTCTCTCATTTGAATGTCTCTTGAGCAAATCGCTTATGCTCTGTTCCAGCTGATCCTTCTTCACGATGTAGTCAGTAAACCGATCAGCCTCCATGCTCGGCTTCCTTGGCATATCCGTGATGACCTGTGCTCCTACCTCCAGCATCTTCGCATTCAGTCGTTCAAGGCGTTCCTGCTGATAATTCAGTTCTTCCTCGTCGAGCCGGTAATTCTCAAGCCGCCATTTCACTTCTTCTATCAATTCGCTTTGCTCTGGCAAGTATCAAGTCACCATCCTTCCGACTCCAAATTGGTCGCCTATTGGATTGGGCGTTCACCTATTGGATTATGTGTGGCGCCAGCCGAAAGGAAACGCTTGAAAGCTGGATTCCGCTTCAGCGTTTCCCTGTCGGCCGTTGGTCTTTACTTGTGACTCTCGTTTTACCGAGAAATCCGCGTATAGCCCCTGAGACGGTGGATAGTGACGAATTGATGTAATTTGTTTCAGGTTGAAAAAGCGTCCTGGAGGCTGTTTTGGCGCGTTTGGCGGTACTTAGAACGGAAGCTCCCCGTCGTCGTTCGGCTGCTCAGTGAACTGGCTTTCCTCGCCGTTCTCAGCGCTGACTTCCTCTTTCCGCTTACCGTCGCCGAAGAAAATTCGCTCTGCTTCTACGATATCACGGTAGATCGTCTGACCGTCCTTCTCGTACTTATCGTTCTTGATATATCCGCTGACTTCGATCCACGAGCCTTTCCCGAAGTATTTACAGACAAATTCTGCGTTATGCCTCCATGCGTTGCAGGTGAAGAAATCGGATTCTTCCTTGCTGCCCGGTCTCTTTACGGCAACACGGAATGAGGTAACTGGCGTACCTGTTGCGGTATGGCGTAATTCGGGATCGGCTGTAAGTCTCCCGCTGATAGCGAAAATGTTCATAGGATATTTCCTTTCGTCTTCGATTCTTGTCAGGTCCAGATAGTTCTTGTACCACACAGATCGGAATTCTTCCACGGATGCATGGTGATCTATCATGTAGATCGTCTGGAAATGCGCCTTCAGCTTATCCGCAGTTTCCTGACACCCGTGGGCAGATTTCCGACCGAGGCGGTGGCACGTATCTCCGCAAAGCGGGACCAAGTATCCGTATTCTCCGGATTTATCCCGCAGAGCCGCCGGGAAAACATGATGTTCCTCCATCATCCCCTGTTTGCCGCAGAGGAAACATGTCCCATAGCGCATCAGGCGCCGACTTCATCTTCCGGGTCGTCGTAGTGATAATCGTTGTCGCTGCCGGTGTTCGGGTTGTCGATTCCGAACAGGAAGTCGCCGGTATCGTCACACCAGATCTCGATCGCCTCGATATCCTCGCCCTCAGCATTTTCGGGGCTCGTGACGCACATCAGTTCCTTGCCTTCAAATTTGGAAATCTTCTCGGCATCGATGAAGAACGGGCTGTTCTTCATGTATCCGGAGGACAGGATCACCTTATTCCCTTCTACGGTTCTCACCGTGTACGTGCCAGCGCTTTCAGTGACCCGCATCTTCTGATTCCGGAACTGCATCAGCCAGTCGAACGGAGACGGATTCTCTTCGCCGGTGCTTTCCACGTCTTCGCACTCAGCATCAATCACACTGCCATCAGTGATCCCAAGCAGGCCACCCGGGAGGGCTCTCAGTTCAGCGTCCCCATCGTCCTCATCGATGGATACGCGGCCTTCTTCGTCCCAGATCTTCATCTGCCCATCATCGATATCCCGAACGATCGGCTTGCCGTCCTGGTCAAAGATCAGCTCGACATTGCCCTTGAACGTACCGGACATCTTGTCCTTGACCTGCATCACAGAACTCAGATCATGCTTGAAGCTGGGCTGCACGACCTCACGGAATCCGCCGCCGTCCGCAGGAACATTCTTTCTGTCGAGGGCAATGCCGATCTTCAGGGTGACAGTGCTCTCGTCGGCGTTGCGCATCACCATGCTGCCGATGGTGCGCTCCAGCATCAGGTCGAAGTTCTTCCACATCGTTTCAAACACTTCGTTCTCATGGGTGAATTTCTGTTCGTTCATTTCTTTGACCTCCAAATCAAATTGTATTATTTCTTATAAACTTGTCGCGGCAATCGAATCCGCAGAACTCAAAATAGTGGCCGTTTACCTTCGTTGTGACCCAGCCTTCCTTTTTCTTGGCGGCTTTCTCGCGGGCGTAGTTCTTGAAATCATCCTCGCAGGTGCATTGGAATCGAATGTGCTTCTTCCCGCAGCAGTCGCAGGTGATTTCGACCTCTCCTTCCCACCATCCGGTGAAGTTCGTCTCTCTGCTCATCCGCAGGCAGCCTCCTGAATCGTTACGACCACCCGGGGATTATCGCTATAAAACTTTCGAAGCTGGAAATCTACAACCTGAGCATCGTCATAGTAGGCTTCCTTGTTGAGCGCATCGAGGATGATTTTAGCCACATTGTCCACGTCAGGCTTCTTCTTTGGCCGGATGATGTGCTTGAGCATCGCTTCCTGTTTCTTCTTGCTCACACTTTTCGGGATTTGGTAATAAGCAGTTACTCGCACATCGAGCTGCGCATCATCGTCGAATTTTCGACCGTTGCTCTGTCGGAAGAAGCAGGTCTTGACAAGGTTTTCATACAGAACCGTTTTTTCTTCGTTTCGAGTCCCGAATTTCTGTACCCTCGGCCTTGCTTTCCCCGTAGGCTCCCCGGGAATGGTAAAGGAAATCTTCATTCTTCCGGCCCTTCCTCTCCAAGATCCTGATTCATTGTTCTATATCCGACCAGATAGAAGTTCGCTTTTCCGTTCTTCTTTGACCGCGCCGGGAACACCGTGTATCCGTTCTTGAAAAGGATCTCGGCGACCGTCCATCGGTCCTCCTTGCTGTCGATCTTCAGATATCCTTCGTCGAATACTGCCATCAGTAAACGCCTCCGTTATCCCACGGCCCCGGAGGGCCAATGTAGCTGACAGCATCTTTCGGTATCATTGCGGAAATCTCGTCCTGGAATTCGATCTTGAAGCAGTCTGTCAGGTTCCCAAGGATGGTGACATTGTGGAAAATCCGCTTTCTCCAATCACGATACAGGACGAGCACATCATGGGTCTCTTTCTCAGCCATTCAGAAAATCCTCCATTTCATCGAATCTTTTTGCGGCTTCTTTTCTCCGCCAGCTCTTCCCTCCAAACTGCATCGGATAGCAGTCGCCAAGAATGCGATCATATATTCTTTTGTACTTCACCGAGGACTCGCGCTCCATTTCCTGAAACGTCAGATTCGTTGTGACGATCATAGGGAGCCTCTGACCACACCGAGCATCAATGATGCTGTATGCCCGCTCCATCACATATTCGGTGTCCCGCTCTGCGCCGAAGTCATCAAACACGACGAGCTTGGCTCGATTCAGGCGGTTGATAATCGTACTTTCCTGTTCCTCCTTGTTCATAATCATTTCTGTGAGCCTCATGATCGATGTCATCACAGCCGGGATCTTATGATCGAGCAGATAGTTCACGATGCAGGCCGCGGCAAAACTTTTCCCGGTCCCGGTGTCCCCCCAGAACAGAAGTCCCTGATTCTTTTCGATCATCTCATTGAAGCCGGTGGCGTATCGCCTGCACAGCTTCAGATTCCTTTCGTTGTACTTGGTGACTTCGAACCGATCAAAGGTCGAGTTCTTGAAACGCTCATCCAGCAGACTGGCACTGCGAAGCTTTTTGATAATCTCTTCGTCTTCGCGCTTCCTTTCAGCTTCTTCAGCGATTCGACTTGCCTCTTGCTCACAGGCGCAGGAGCAGCGAACCTTTATTTCCCGTTCTGCTCCCATATACTTCTGCGTCAGAAGAATCTGCTTCGGCTGTCCACACTTCCCACAGATCAGAAGCCCATTTTCGTCATATGTGTCCCCGGGTTTTACTTCAAGTGACGCATTGGCTCGATCTATGATCGGCTTGAGCCAGTCTGTTGGTTCCATCATGATTCCTCCTTATATTCGGAGTACGGATTTTTCCTGACATCTCCGGAATCCAACGGTGGCTGTTCCGGCTTCTGCCTGAGATAATCCTTGAACGGTCTCGCTGGCCCGAAGAAGGTTTCTCCGTGCTTGATGTAATCCTGCTGCGTTCCTTTCCGCTTTACCTGTGTGCTATAAGCGATCGTGGCCTCCAGAAGCTGTTCATGCGTCCAGCCTTCTTTACGGCGGGCCAAATACTTTTTGTACGTTGCATCCTTCGTGACTTTTCGAGGATAGTATTTCCAGAGCTCTTCAAACTCTGGCGAATACTTCGTTTCCGGCGGAGTAGACGGAGCTTCATCATCGTTGTCAGGATCTCCGTGGTTCTTTCTGCTCTTATTGATTCGGTCTCGCTCTCTCTTTTTCAGGGCCTTATACCATTGCTCCTGCCAAGTGCTCCAATCGTGGAAGAAAAGTTTTCCGTCTTCCCGATCGATCCACCCCTCGGCTATCATTCCGTCAACGAATGCGCGAGGATCGTACGCTGTCTTTCCATGGAGAACTTCGGCAATATCGTCTTCGTCGGCATTTCCGATTTCGCCATCCTCGTCGGCGTTATCCAGTCCCCAAAGCCACAGCAGCACCAAAGCGCCTATGCATTCAGCCGAGGACTGCCCGGTTCTTTTTGATAATCCGCGAAGTTTCTTTCCGACTATCGTTCCATGAACACTAATCCACGCCACCAGCTTTCACCTTTCCTTCATCGTCGCCCGATGGCGGCGGACTTTGTTTCTTCTCTTTTTCTACGTGCTGATGGAGAAATACATATTCCCCTCTCGGCCCGATGTTCTTATAGATCCAGTTCTCACAGTCTTCCCGGGACAAGTGCCATTTCAAGACTCTATGCTCATACACGAACTCTCCGTTCGCCTTTTTCTCGTCTATTCGGTCAAGGATCTCTTTCTCCTCATAATTCGCTTCGACGAGGTACAGGTCATAGTCCTTGGCGCGGATTCCATTCATGTTGCAGGTATCAGTCGCATAGATCGCCTTTGTCCCATCTTTGAAGTGAATCTTGTACCCGCAATTCGGAACATCGTGAGACAATGGAACCGGGATGACATTACATGCTCCGTAGCCGTACATTGTCCCGATCTCAAGCTTGTCTATGCTCCTCGCTGGTACTCCAGCTTTCAGGAGCTTTCCTACCAGCCACTCGCAGCATCCGAACCGAAGCTTCGGCCGCATCTCAGCCATTTTCCTCAACGTAGTTCCCCGAAAATGATCTGAGTGTTCATGTGTCAGCAATACAAGCTTGAGATCCGGCAGATACGGTTCTACCGCCTTGAACGGTACTCCGCAGTCGATCAGTATGTAGCGATTCAAGATCACCGCATTCCCGGAAGACCCCGTGGCGATTACTTCGAACGGGATGCTCATGCGATAGAATCAAGGTCGATCTGCTCTGTCACATCGTTCAGATCAGGCTGCGTGAAATCGATCGGTTCCTCCTGAGAAGTGATAATCTCACCGTTTTCCCCGATCTCTGCAACCTTGGTGTCCTTCATAACGACCTGCTGCATCTCCGTAGACATGATGCCCCATTTCGAGAGAAGCTGACGAAGCATCGTTTTCTTCGCCATATCGTCGAAGTTCTTGTACCAGAACGAGGAATACTTCCACATATCCTTGTCGGAAATCTCTCCGTTCTGGATCTTCTTATACGCCGAAGCGGAGAACGCCGGAGAGTATTCATCCGCATGCTTGAGCATCTTTTCCTTGGTCCAGTAGACCGTCTTTCGGAATCCGTTCAGATATTCGAAATACGCCATATAGCCGATTACCGGAAGCGTATCGCGGAGATCATCGTCATCCACGAACTTGAACTTCGGCTTCCCGGTGAACGAGTCTCGCCCAAGGTATTCACCTGCGCGTATTTCAACGGAATCAATATCCGCATACTGTCCGCTTCTGAGCGCGAGCTGGATCATCCCCTTGTACCCGCACACGAATACCGCCTTGGTCATTTCCGGCGTAATCAGGTTCCCTTCCCGGTCATACTTGGCTTTCTGCTTGAACGGTACAAGGTAATACTGACCGAACTGTGGAGAATGCGCGAGTTTGAGTGATTCCCCAAGCAGGGCGCCGGCGAGGATCGTGCTCGCCTCGCACTCCTGCAATGCTGGATTCACAGCAACCGCGGAAGTGATCGCCGCGATGAACGCCTCTGCTCTCTTCGGATCACCGAGAGTATTGTTAATCAACTTCCGGTATCCCTCAGACGAAATCGCCACTGAGAACTTCGGTTTCTGCGAAACCGGTTTGTTTCCGTTCGCTGTCTGGAGACTGTTGTTACTTGTATTCGTCGACGCTGCCATATTCGTAACCTCCGTTTATCAGAAATTCTTTGAGTGCTTTCAGCTGCTTGAGCGTTCCCTTTACCGCGAACCTCGCTTCATAAACACGCTCTTCTTCCTCCGGATCTGGAGCCGCGACGGGAGCGGAGATCTCATCGTCCTCTGTGCTTTCAATCGTTTCCTCGATCTCGGCAATTTCCTCCTGCTTCTGTTCAATCGCTTCCAGACGTTTTCTCTCCGCCTCAATCGCCTCATGCCGCTTTTTGACAGTCATCAGAGCAGAAGCGAGATCGTGGCTCATGCGGTATTCTGCCATGATCTCTTCCTTGTCATCCTGCGTCGAGATCGCAAGCAGATCAGAGCGGACTCTTTCGATGTACGCGGCCGCCTTTTCCCGAAGAGACTTCATCGAGTCTGACAGGCCGATCTTGATCCCGGCCATTTCGAGAGACGCCAGCGAGTCATCCTTGATTCCTACGCTCTCGGAATACTCTTTGAAGAACGCTCGCAATTCATCTTCTTTCTCCTGCCGCAGCTCGTCTTCAACCGCCTTGATTTTCTCCCTCAGCTTTTCGTCGGCGTTCTTATAAATGTTCGCTACGCATTCTTTGTAGACCGCCTCGAAGTCCTCGTACGGCTGGAGAATCATGGACTTCACACGCTTGCGAAGGTTTTCGAGCTCCTGAAACTCTTTGTTCAGGTTGCTTCTCTCCGCCTTAACCGTTTTGTAGGTATCAGCGGTGCAGACCAGAGAAAGCGCATCCTCAACTCGCTTCTCCACCTGTTCCTTGACGCTCCTCAGCTGATTCTCAATCACCGGGAGCTGCCTCACTACGATCAACTGGGTTCCATTTTCTTCTGGCAAGTTACTCACTCCTTATCTTTAATTGGAAATCCCCCCACATGTCAGTTCTGTCAGACGGGTCCGGAAAACGTAACTCCTAAGCTCGTCTTCGAGAAGCCTGTAGTATGGCGGGCTTCCAATTTCATACCGATTCTTTGCTTTTCGGTCTGTGTACCGGCGAATATCCTCGACCTCCTGCTCGGTCAGTATCCGATCATAATCTTTGAAGATGCCGATCAGTATGCCGGCTATCTTTTCATTTATTCCCGGCATCCCATTCATCCCAGTCATCCTCATACCAAAAATGATTCCCGTAGCCACCTTCAAATCTCGTCCGCAGCGTAATCGATTTGCTGTTCCACTCAAGGAATACATATTCTGTGCTCATTGGCCTTCTGGTCTCTTTGTGCCAAACTTCCAGCTCCTTCTTCGCAATCCGATACAGTCGATCAATAACGGGATTGTCTTCCGACCATCCCATCCACTGATCTTTCTGCGTACAGACGCTTTCCACGCTGCCCGGATATCCATCGTTATCTGCGCGGTTGAAAACGCACCAGCAGGCAGATCGGAGTCCTTTGTCCGTGTTGTACTGCATCGGGTAAAGGAGTTTCGCAATGGTCTCAGCTTCCAGCTCAATCGTGTCTTTCTGCTGATCTACCAGATCAAATCCATATTGTGCTTTCAGCTCTTCTTCGATCCTCGCTCTTTCCTGGTCCAGCCTCGCAGAGAACTCCGTCTCCATCTCCTCGATGGTTCGTTCTCTCGCAGAATTGCTTACCACGTTCAAGCTTACGATAAACGTAATCGCAATTGCGGCCACGAGGGCCGCCTTGTTCACGGCTTTCGTGTTCCTCCGATAGAACCTCACTGCCGCCGCGGCAGAACGTCGGATCAGGTCAGATGCGATTTCTGCGATCGTTCCGAACGCGAGTTTTGTTTCTTGTTTCATCTCTGTTACCTCCTGTTTTCGTCGGAACAAGTAATTCAGCGTCAAGCGGAAGAATCCTTTTATAGCTCAGGCGCTTCACCCTTCTCCCTTTTGTTTGTTACTTTCTCGCATATAATCTCCAGCTCGCTGGATGTGCACTGCAATGATTTGAAAAACTCGACGACTTCTTTGAGATCTTCTATCTCATCTTCGTCAACATGCCCGTCCTCCGCTATGTCGAGCAGCTTATCCTTGACCTTCTGTAGATCGGAAATCCTCAGCCCTCGCAGAAGCTTTACCGTTACTCGGTCGATACCATGATTCTCCGTAGACAGCGATCGTCTGCATCCAATCGGACATTCGTTCAGACAATAATGATTCAGGAGCTCCGGAGCATTGTACAAATCTGCAAGCAGAACCGCACTGTCAACCGGGATGATCTTGTTGACGCCATTTTCGATTCTCCGCAGCGCGTCTACAGAAATTCCGAGTTCCGATTCGACGCCTTCACGGCTGCCGAGTCTTTCGTTCCACTTTGAAGCCTTCATTCTGGCTTCAAACCATATATTCCCTGCTGCTTTCTGTGCGTCTCGTCCCATTTTCATTCGCTCCTGAATCGCCTATAATATAGCCACGATGAGTCATCGGTCATTATTACCGGTCGGTAATTTTCAAGCAAAAAAAGAATCAGACATTCCCAATTGGAAGAATGCCGTCATACAAAAATTCATTGAACTGCGAGGGGGTGAGATCCAAGATCTTCATGATTGCGACTTTCTGATCGTCTGAGAAAGCAATCTTCCCATTCTCCTTCGATGCGTATGTCGAGGCGGGGATTCCAAGCTTCTTCCCCATATCCTCTTGACTGTAACCGAGTCTTGTCCTGGCAGCTTTAATCTCCAGCGATTTCACCTGCTCACCCTCTTTCCATTGTGTTTTTCTTTGTCTACATTCTATATTACCAGTCGGTAATTGTCAATAGGATTATTGCAGTTTTTCAAAATTTGTTGCTATTATTTCTTAAATGCTGTAAAATTTATAAAGATAATCGAGAACGGAGGAATTCAAATGCCTATCATCGATAATGCTGAACTTTTCGGTACTCTGAGGGATCGCCTCATTTTCTTAATGAAAGACCGTGGCCTCTGGGACGGCAAGCGCCCAAATCTGATTCCGTTGGCAGAGGGCCTGAACGTATCTACTGCCGCACTCAGCCGCTATCTTAGCGGGCACCGGAACCCCGATCCTGCTTACATTGCCTCACTCGCAAGCTACTTCAATGTTTCGACTGACTGGCTACTTGGGCTTACCGACGATTCAAAGCGGCACACTTTGGATGACTCCCCCAAGATGCCGGAGCTTCCGGAAGATGAGACCGAACGTATTACCGCTCTCTATGCCAAGGCATCAGAAAAAGATCGGCAAATAATCAACGTCATTCTTTCCAAGTACAAAGGCTGACAGGAAGGATGATTTCATGATTTATCAGGAGCGAGACAAGCGTATTGCTGTTCTGCGTCATGCAGATAAATCCACAGAAGAACTAAAGCGTCTCCCTTATATGTCCAAGACCTACAACGAAGCATGGCTTCAGGAGTTGATAGACGATTATCCAAGCGTTCTCCCGATGCATCAGTTCGGAGACGACTATTCGAACCTGATTTCTTTGGGCCGTGAGATCGAAGTCTATGACGGACAGCATTACGGATATATTGATAATCTCCTTATCTCCCCTTCCGGTCATGTTGTTATCGTAGAGACTAAACTTTTTCGGAATCAGGAGTCCCGTCGCACCGTTGTCGCGCAGATCCTCGACTATGCCAAAGAGGTCCGAAAATGGGACGCAGAAAAGCTTGACGAGGCAATTGCGGACTACACCCATGCCAAGTACGGCCAATCCTATCGGATGATCGACCTGATGTGCGCAGCAGGTTATCTGACCTTCAGCGACGAGGCAACATTCACGGACAACGTAAACCGCAATCTGTCCAACGCATCGTTCCTTCTTGCTATCGTAGGCGATGGCATAAGCAGCGGTGTAGCGAGCATCGCAGATTTCCTGAACCAGAATGCTCCGTCGCGGGTAAATCTGGCTCTGATCCAATTGGATCTCTACGAGCTGAACGGCGATGTGATAGTCATACCAAATACGCTGACGAGAACATCAGTCATTGAGCGCTTTGTCACTACAGTGTCCAATGCTCCCGTCAGAATACCGTCGGATCTGTCTGTGAAAGCAGATGTAGACAAGCCGATTCTGAGCCGTACTGAATTTATCCGCCGGTTTGCAGAACTTGGAGGCTATTCGGCAGATGCCATAACTGAATTCATAGGTGACGCCGAAATGATCGACGGGATCTTCGTGAACATTGCGCCTACCGAGCTTCATCTGCGTTGTGCGATTGATAATTCAACAGTCGCCTTAATCATCTTCGCCATTCCAGAGTACAAGCATGCCGATCTGTACATACGTCCAGATCGTTTCAGAAAGAAGCTCGAAGTCAGCGGCAGGCTGCCGGCAGACATGAATGATTTCCTTGATTTCTTCAAGCCCTACTGCGATCTTCAGCGATGCAAAGCAGCTCCATACGAATTCGGTGAGAACCGTTTCTACTACGCTAACGTCTCCAAAGTCATAGAGGACAAGCAAAAATTCATTAAGGCGTTCGAAGATCTTGTTGCCAAAATCAGAGAGACATGACGAAGAAGCCGGGTTGCAACCCGGCTTCTTCTTTTACTTACTTTCTGGATTCTGATGCTGCTCGAATCACATCCACGATTTGGCTGTCGATTACGATTCGGTCAATGTCCTCTTTTAGCCGCCCGATCCACCACTCCAAGGAGATCGCCGCTTCAGACTCTCCGCATTTGATTCTTTCCAATTCACTTTCGACCTGCATGATGTCATGGATCATCGCCTGAATCTTCTTGTTCATGATTACGTCCTCCAGAATAATGGACACCCGTTCACAGGTAACAAGCACCTATTCTATTATTTGCATGCTGTAACGGACCCTGTGCGAGTGTCGGGTCTTTCCCCTTGTTTTTTCCCGTAACTCCATTCTGGATTTTTCTGGAGAATTATTCAATACTGAGAAGCGATCATGATGGTTTTCGATGTCTCTTTTCCCGGTTGCTAGCCAAAGTCTCTTTCTGTAGGCATCCGCACGAACGAACAGTCTGTCTACGAAGTTGATCCCCTCTCACATATTTGATGTTCCCGCACTTACACTGGCACTTCCATACGGCCACTACTTTCCCGCCCTCGTTTGAGACGTAAGAGCCGCTGCGTTCCAGAACCGTAAGTCTGCCAATCTTCTGACCTTTCATGTCAATCAGCTGTCCCACGGCATTTCACCCTCCTGATCGTAGACCCACTCCTTTTCTTTTCGGTCATAGTGGGTATTTGCTTTACATCGGAAGTCCCATCGTTCAAAGTTTCCCTTGTGAAGCGGGCACTCCCAACAGTGTACATGTCCAGTATCATCGTACGAGCTGTACTTGGCGCAGATTCTTTTTTCTCGATCAGTTGTCAGCATCTGTTCATAATCTCCCGAAGGCTATCCTTGATGTAGTAGTCAAGGCCGAGCTTCTGGCAAAGCGCCTCTGCGTCGTGCCCAAACTTCTTCCAATCGATATCGGACGGGTGGTAATTCAGCTTCCCGATCTTGATTTTGTCGAAAGACTGGTAATACTGGCCGATCATGCTCAGGACGCTATCCGGGTCAATTACAGGTTCAAAGGACACCCATGTTTTGATTTCCTTTTTCTTTGCGAGAAGCAGCCCCATCAGGCGGGCTGCTGGATCAATCGCACCCGGTTCAGCAACTGCTGCAAGGTTGTTGTCTGCCGTAGAGATCGTAATGCCGTACCAGTCGTTTTCATCGAGCAGATCGAAGTCCCGGCTCCCGTCGCCTTTGGTAAGGATCTGAACATGGTTTCCAGCATCTTTCAGGAGCTTGATGATCTCTCTGGTGGCAGACGTATCATAGCCGGTCGGGAATGGATCGCACGTGAAGCAAAGATGAATCAGCTTGCCGGTGATATGCTCCTTTTCAAGCTGCTTTCTAACCTCCTCCACAATTCCCGGCCGCGGTGCGACGTTGGAATGAAACGCCTCGCGTTCCTTGTGAAGTACACCGGGGGCAAAGCAATAATAGCAGCGATGGCAGCATCCCGTATAGATGTTCAGGGCGAGATCTCCGTATTCCTTGGCTTTTCCTTTTGGTTCATAAATTGGCGGTTTCATGGCATTGTCTCCTTTATCTGTTGACCAACACTTCCATATTGACGTGTTCTACAAGCTCCTCGACGCGTTTCATATTGGGATGGGCCGGAAGCGCCGTGTTTTCTTTGGCGTACTGGAGCCTCTTTTCAAGATCATTGACCATATCGAAGAACTCCTGCTGGTACGTTCCGTCTTCATTCATGTACTTCCCGTTGCGGATCTCCATGAGCATATCATGATCCGCCTCTCGGTAAGTAACGATTTCCTCTTTCTCCAGAATATCGAGACACATCAGGTACAGCCGGATAAGATGCATGGCATGCTTCGCCAGATGGGCGTCATCCTTCTTCTTGTTGCGGCCGTTCAGCTTGTCATAGTTCCCGATGATGTTGGTCATCTCATTTATCAGGCCGCGGAGATCTCGCACGGGGAACCGTTTCAGATCGATGTCAGCAAACACTTCCCGCTCCAGCTCCTCTCGATCACTCTTGTCAGTGTAGAGCCTGATCGCATCAACTGGCAGGATCTTCGACTTGCTGCCGAAATCCTCGATCGCCTTTTCGACTGCTTTCCGCATATATTCTTCCTGCTTCGGCTGCGGGAGTCTGTCGTGCGTGATCGCGTTTTCGAGGCGGCGAAGCTGCTGGTTGGCATAGCCCCCGAAGGCATTGATGGCTTTCCTCGATAGGAACAGTCTCCGGTTGTCGATCAGTTCCTGCCCGAGCTTCGTGATATGGAAGTAATGCTCCGGCTTGCAGCCGAGCATTTCGATCACATTCGGATTGCAGTTCAAGAGAAGGCCGACGAGCTTATTGAACGCATATACGGTCGTGTCTGTTTCGTTGTTGATAACCTGCTCGAAGTTCGTCAGTCCTACGAGATCGGACATGCTGTTTGCCGCGCAGCCCCTCACATCAACGTCGGAGCCCGCGACGTTCGTCCCATAGGCATAACTCCCTCCGAGTGTCAGAAACATGATCTTTCCGGCCAGATGTTCGTTCTTCCTGAGAAAGTCATACTGCGGTCCGGCCACCATCTCTCTGATCTCTTCAATTGTCATTACTTTTTCATAGCTCTTATCGCTCATTCATTTCCTCCCGCTTTCTATACTCTAAAAAGTCTATGGCGCACTGCTGACCGGCAACAAAGTCCGGGCATTTTTTGCACACACTGATAGGTTCATCATTCATCGGGTCGATCCATCCCATACAATAGATCTGAGGACGGCCGAATAAGTAGAACTCCGTTGTCGGTCTGCCGCGTCCCTTCTCATAACTGCACTTTGTATGTACCATTATCGTCCTCCTCGCCACCACTCAACTGGATCGTGCAGATCCCCTTTTCGATCATCTGGCCGATGTAGTCCATGATGATTTCTTTTTGCTTGTGCGGAGCATAGAATTGATAAGTCATTCCCTTCTCGTCAAGCCTCCAGCCGATCGGTTCACCCTTTTCAAGGAAAATATCTATGAGCTTTTCGGTCGTGCTGTTGCGGATCTTATCTGACATCGTAAACTCGCGCTGTGTCCAGGGAACAAACTTGTCCACCTGCTCAACAAGCAATTCGGCATTCCCATCGAACCGGATCGCTCTGTCGTCTATATAGCATCTGGCTGGAGGCTTTTCAGGGAGAATGTCTTCGACGCCCTGAATATCGTACTTATCGAGCCATTCCCGGATTGCTTTAGCTCCTCCGGGGAAAATGCATCTTGAGGACACGATGACAACGAAGTATCTTGTGCTCAATTCCAGGATCGTTTCGCGGATACCGGGGACGGGCGGATCAGGAATTACTGTTGCCCCTTTCCAACCGCTGCTGTAGGAATGAATGACCCCATCGAAATCAAAAACGACGTTCTCCATGTTTATGGCTCCTTCACTCAACCTTCATGTTGCAAGCTGTATTCGTAATCGGCACATCCTTTATGCTTCCGGACACCACTCTCCACGGGGTTCCGCCGTATGTTTCTACATTTATTTCCGGTGGGAGATCGAAGAAAACTTTCTGATATTCAGTATGCCAACCGATGTTCCCCATGACATTGCGTTCAAGAATGACTTCCAGTCGTTTCATCTATTCTCTCCTCTTTCTCGCGTCCCGCGCACAGGATCGAAACATCATGAGTAGCATTTCACACATCGGTCGTTCTCGATCATGTCGGTGAGCCTTCTTCACCGAAGTGAGAAAGTTCCAGTCGTCCTGTGGCCTCATAATTTCGCTGGGATATCTTATCTGTCGAGGGTGTGCATCCGGAACATATACACCAATGTCATATGGAATCTCTTCCTTCACGGCGCTGTATACTTCCATCGGCATTACATAATAGTTATAGTCGCCTATGAAATTGTGCCCGTTTCTCGACCGATAGTCTGCGAGTGACGACTTAATCTCGTAGCAGTAGAAATCTCCCTTCTCAATCCCAGACACGCTGTTGTTGATCGGCTCAAATCTCATAAAATCTACGCGGACAGAATGGCCGGACAAATAATCGAACGTCACTTCTTTTGCCCAATAAATCCTCGGGTCTCCTCTCGGATTGATATGCTCCTCAAGAAGATCCGCCAACCGCTCGGTTATTTCCGGTCTTGTCATGCTTGTACACCATCCACTCTTTTTATCGCTCTCTCCGCGTTCAGTCTTCTCATGTTCTCTTTTCTGAGGCAACCACAGGATCTCGTCTTGCCCGAAAGCAGATTTCTGGATACTACGATGCATTCCGTACCACACCCGCCAAGCGTAGGATCGCAGTAGCATACCCACTCAGGCGACCTAATTCCGCACGGCGGTTCATAATAACTGCCAGATTTCCTAAGCACGGTCAACCTGCCAAAGTGCATACCAGTCAAATCGTATTTACTCACTTTTCTCCTTTCTCAGATCCATCCGCCAGATACCCGGCAGAAACGTTTACCGCCCATTGAAGCATTCTAAGCGCAGCGTCCGGGAGATCACATATATCATTGGCATACCAATAGATGCTCCCGTCATCGTCTACATATGAAAAACTGAGGCAAGTCCTTACATTCATCAGGGCCGTTCTGAGGCGGTCTGTTTTGCTCTGTTCCATTATTCCTCCATCAATCGATCGGCATTGCGAACTCTCCGCGAGGGCAATCATCACCGATATCTACCAGATAGCTTTCACCGAGTTTACAGTGTTCACATGGTTCACAATCCTTGAAGTCCACATTATCGTTATGAGCGTCATTATGTTCATTTCTGGCGCATACTCTGCACAGGCAGTCAGCACAGTCTTCATCGCTCAATACAAATCGCTTATTGTCCAGCGCTGTTCACCTTCATATGCGCTCCACACGTAGGGCAATACTGCATGTTCGAAATATTCTCCGAGGCCCAGATCGTCAAACATCCGGAACAGATATATCTGATTTCGCCTCTTATCCTCAGCCATTCTTGATCGATGTTCCAAAATTCAAACGGCTCCGGTTCGACTTCGCCTTTTTTCGGCAAGATCCGGCATGATACATCCTCATTTGCTTTCTGAACATCATCATAGTCAAATATGATCTCCGGATCATCGTTTTCAAATTTCCGCTTTTCAGCCGAACAAATGCCACATGCGCACCAGTCCGGTTCAATTCTGTCGCCTTGACGTACCAGCTGTTTGACCGTCATGTCTTCTGGTGCTTCCGCGATAAACGAGATATCGCATCCGTTCAAGATGAACTTAATTCTTTTCATCATTTATCTCGCCAGCAATTCGCATTTCGTATTTCCCACCATATCCAAACAGCGCATTTTGTTCTTCCGTAAGTCCGCACCAATCGTAGGCATCCTGCTCGTCTGCCGAATGGAGAAAGATCCAGGTGTGCATTTTCGAGGCGGCTCCTACAAGCTCTTTGTTGTACTTATCTTGTCTTTCGAGCTCATCCGCCGCCTCCAGCACAAGCGGGACATCTTCGAAATAGTGACGCAGTTCTTCAATTAAACCTTCTCTCATGATTTCTCAGAAGTCCTCCTCAAGATCCACTCCGAGCAGTCGGCATATCCAGAAGAACACGCATGCATACAGCACAATTAAGAACGCGATGATATCATCGAGCAAGCCTCTCAGCATAAGCCAAGCTCCTTTTTGACCACATCGTCCGGGAACAAGTCCCATGGTATGATAACTGAGAACTGTTCCAGCGCCTCTTGCCGCATCTCAGAGACCGTCATGATCTTGCCATCGAGCAGCAGCTTGATTCCGGATTTTATATACGATGGAGTCGCCGGAATCATAGGGTCTCCATCCAGATTTTGGACGTACTGCTGCAAGTAAGCAGCGATTCTTCTAAGCTGTTCCATATATCCTCCTTATGCTTCGCACAGAGTTGGCGTATCCGCATAGTCAGCGCCAGATTCGTTTGCCTTCTCAAAATGTTTGATCGGAAGCTCCGGTATTTCTGTCCAGTAAATCACCTTCGCGTAGTCACCCTGTGTCGCATCTCCGCACCATCTTCCATCCATGATGTACCCGGTTCCGTACGTCTGATAGAATCTGTTGTAATCTCCATACCGGAAAAACTCATACCAGCACAGCACCATGACGCCCTCCGTCTTTGGAGGATCTTCCGCCGCGTCGTGCCACGCATTCTTCGTCAGGGCTTTAATTACCGCCTGGGCTCGCAGCAAAGCGTTGCGTGTCGCTCTGCTCTGCGAGTCCTCATTCATGAACATCCCCGCCACAGCATTCAAACTATTCAGAAATGCGCCAAGATCGGCCAGGTCTTTTTCCGTTGTCTTTGCAGAGGGCGATTTCTTCAGGATTCTCTGCGTCAAGCTTGGGACATCATAAATGGCGGACGCCGCCTTGGCCCAGGTTCTGCTCGCAGAATCACGACCCTGCGCTCCTCGGACAGACAACATATTCACAGCATCTTTTCTTAAAATGACATCATCCACTTCGTTTCCTCCTTCTTTTCTGATTTTTCTCTTCGTACCTGAATGTATATCCTGTCAAATCGTAAGGGTTCTGCACCTTCCCGCGGCATCTGGCAGATACAGAGTTCTTGCTGATATAATTCTTCATTGCGGCTTCCGCCTGTGAACGATACAGCTCTATTACATTTCCTTCCTTGTCAACTTTTTCAATGGAACGCCGCTTGTTATCTGCCGATCTAAGGCCAGCTTCACTCCGGCTTTCTTTTTTCAGATTGCATATCCGATTATCCAGCTTCGACCCGTTGATATGTACGATACAATCTCCCTGCGCTCTTCCTCCCATAAACGCATCCGCCATGAGCCATACAATCGGGACGAGAACCCGGGCACCATCTTTTTGCCTCATTGAGACCCGAGCACGAGTAGAGTTGAGCAGCGGATGCAGTTCGCTCCATCTCCCTTCGTAGAATCTCTCTACCGTCCCGTCTTCATTTATCCGATACGGGTACTTGTACCCTTCAATTCTCTTCCACATCTTCTCCAGTATGAGTCACCTATTTGATTTGCCGTGATTCGTATGAATAAATGGTTTAGTCGATCCGCTGGAAGCCTTGGAAACGGGTTTTAGCAGTCTACCGGGAAATTTCGAATTTCTTTATGGTACACAAACCACAGGTCGTCTCTCGATGTGCTGCCTGCCGGCCATTGCACGAGTGGATCTCCGTCAGCCGCATCATATACAACGCCGATCGTCCCTACTGGAGGATAATACTGTGGGTCGGTAGCATTACTCACTCCAACATAGACGACCCGTTCTCCTCGCCTGAACACATTCATTGCTTTTACTCCAGAAGATCATGATTGTCATGGAGATTTCCGACAATCTTGTGATTCTTCATAAACCAGCCGCTGTTCTGTAGGCTCCCGAGCTCATTCATGAGCATCAGTCGGCTGTCTAAGCTCGTATATTCGCCTGCACGGCATGTACCAAAGCCGCCCGGCGTCCAGTAGATCACCCACTTGCGCCCATTGCTGTCTTCTGTGATATCTCCCTCGTATGCCGGCCTTCCGTTCATATCTCTCAGGCCGATATACTGCCCTACAGTGTCAGGTTCAATCTTGCTGGTTCTCCCGTATTTCCCGACTTCGATGATGAAATGCTCAAAGCCTTCTCCATTGAGCAATTCGGCTTTGCAGTAGTTCCCGAACACCCATTCACCAGTGTAAATGTCTCGCCCGCGAAATCTGATTTCTCTCATGTGCCCTCCAACAATGCAGTTTTGGGGAGAAGCGAATCTCGCCCCTCCCCTGTCACCGATTACTCAGCCAGAAGCTTCTCCAGATCCTCGATGGACATGCTCTCCAGAGCGGCGTCCTTCTTGTCTGCGATGATCTCGCGGATACGCTTCTTCTTGGCGTCGGCTTCTGCCTTAGCCGCTGCCGCAGCCTTTTCACCCTGCTTGGTCTCGAAGATGAACTTGACAAGTTCGATCTTGATGTCCAGATCCGAGTCTTCTGCGCTGCGGGTGGTCATCAGGGACTCTTCGTTGCTCACCTTCTGATCCTTCTTCAGCGCCTTGAACACCCGGTCGAGCTGAGCAGGCGCCAGATCCCACAGATCCTCGACCGAAATCTGGCCGTTGTAGGGGAAACGGTACTTCTTTCTGGTAGCAACTGCGAACATATCATTGGTCATTTTTTCATATCCTCCTTAAAATTTGATCTTCATAACTCTTTCGGTGGCGCCCTTGACCTTGACGATCAGGTCGTTGCGCTTCGTGGAGCTGAATCCGATGCCGGAAAGCTGGTCCTCCACGAATTCGACCTTCATCTTGCCGCCAAGCGCCTCCAGCACCCGCTTGTGATCCATGAGCTCCTGTTTCAGGAATTCGTTGTAGAAACCGTTCGGCTCTTCGGGGTTTGCGCAGCCTTTCAGGATGAAAAAGTAGTGCTTGTGGCCGATGCCGGTCTGCTCATCCCAGTAGTTCGGGGAATTCATCACGACACTCACGGGAACAAACTCCATTGTCTTGACGCCCCAAATCTCGCGGCTGGTGCTCTCGGATGGCAGCTTGGTCTGGATGCTGAACGTTCCGTCCGCGGCGAGCATCACATCCGCGACGAGCACGTTTTCTCCCTGCCGCAGTTCCTTCCGGTAATCGAACAGATAGATCTGACCATCGAATTCGATCTCGGCCCGGAAACCATCGCGCCCGCCCCGGTTGGTAAACTGATGGACGAAGAACCGGTAAACACCAGGCTTCATCCTGCGCTTCTCGGGCCAGGTGATATTTTCAACCGCCGGCTTGTCTCTGAGCGGATCGATGATGTCCACATCCAGATTGCCGAGGTCAGGCAAAACCTTGTTTCCGAAGTAGATCTCACGGCCGTTCGGTTCGATGCAATGTGCGTCGAGGTCGTTCCGGCTCCAGACGCCGCCCAGATCGTTCCACTGGATACTGAACCGAAGCACTCCATCCACGCGGCCTCCCGCGTTCTTGACGTTTTCTTTCACGTCGCTGTCGGTGATGTTCCCGGCGTATGCCCACGAGAACGGGTTGTTCCACTTGAACATTGTGGGCGCATCCGCATTGACCGGAGCAATCACGGACATGAAGTTCGGCGCGTGGCGATTCTCGACGTACGCTTCGATGTCTCTCGCTGTCGGGAGCACATCGCTGATGAACTTCTCAACCGGGATCTCCTCAACCCGGTCGAACTTCTTGGGAGTGCTCTTGGCGTCCGCCATCATCTCGTCGAAGACGGAGCCGCCGATGCGCTTCGCTGCGTCCTTGTTGGAAAACAGGATGTTGTTCACCCGGATATCGTCGAGGGTCGCGTACCGGCGAGGCAGCGACTCCATGTACCCGAGCTCTTCGATCTTCTTCTTGGCGTCTTCCAGCATCTTCTTGGTGAAAATCGCCTTTGGCCTCTTATAATTCGCCGGGGCGACGATCAGCTCATATGAGCGGACCGCGGCATCCAGATCCTTCCCTTCCGAAATGTCCACCAGAAGCGTACCGATGGAATGATTGCGGATACGGCCGATCACCGGTCCTACACGGCCGGCGTTCAGCCAGACGTACAGGTTCTTCTTCTCTTCGGGCAGATTGTCGAAATCCTTCTTTCGCTCCTTGAAGCCGAGAAGGTTCGTCCTCCACTCAGCGCCTTTGTACAGGGTGTTGGAGCCGATCAGCTCCAGCACCGTATCCACGGCGTCCATGGTGATCTCTTCCATTGAACGGCGGAACACGTTCGCCGTATCGCGGTACTGGCCTTTCTTCTCTGCCATCGACTGGCCGTAATGGACCACGAACTGCTCAGGCACATCCACGACGAAGTGATCCCATTTGATGTCCAGCAGGTTGTCCATGTTGGACAGAGTGCCGACTCGCCGCGTCTGGCTCAGGTAGATGCCGCGGATCGGGAGACTCCGAACATAGGCGTCCAGCGCGATAGCCACCGGGCCGTACTTGGGATCGCTCTTCTCGAACTCCCACATGGTATGTACGGTCAGATCATCGTCGATGAATACTGCGCCGCCGATGTCCTTGATAAAGTGGCGGCAGGTGGAGCAATCATGCTCCGTGCGCTCCCGGAAGATCGGGTTCGCTCCGTCGGGGAAACTGGCGAGGTACTTGGCGTACAGCTCGTCCTTGTCATAGTCAACCTCGAAGATGCGATCGTGGGTCTGCATCATCTGGTTGAAGTGCTGGGTCATCTTGTCTCGGAACAGGTCAAATTTCATTTTCGGTTACTCCTCCCTTTCGTACGTCCAGTTGACGGTTCCGTAGTATTCATTTTCGACCGTGATGGTCGCCTGCCTGATCCATAGGTCTTTGAGCTTTTCTTTGAACCAGTCCACGATCTCCTGCGGGCTGTCGTGGTCTCGAAGATCCCCAAAGATCGATACCGTGTACCGCGCCATGTTGCACGGGTCAGGATCGGTCCAGACCATCATTTTCAGTGATCCCTCAGATCCCATCGGAAGATACCGCTCTGGGTGCTCCTCCTGCTCCCACCATTTCCTTTGGCTGTCTCCGTATTCCAGAGTCTTTCCGAAGCGCTCCTCAAAGTCCAGCTCAGGCACGAGACCAACAATGCTGTCAATGCGGGCTACTGCTGCGACGTGTGTCCAGTTACTCATGCGCTTCCCTCCTTTTGCATGATTCTTTTCGACTCCTCTGAGTACAATGCGATTTCCAGCGGATTCTTTCTGCGGTTACTCAGCATACTCAGCTCGACTCTGGCCCCAGCCACCGCCGCTTGAAGGATTGCCATCCGGTCAGCCGTTCTGTGATACTCCTGTGCTCCAAGCACGGTCATATCTTTTACCGGAGCATAGCGGAGCATTTTCGCGCCGCTGTCGATCTTTCTGGCTCCGCTCATCACGCATTTTACCGACTGGCCCGTATATTCATCGGGATAGATGATCCGATAGCCAACGCCTCTCACGTTTTCAATCATCTTCCCGCTCTCGATCAGTTTCTTCTGCACACTCGAAACAAGGCTTCGGTACTGTGTGCTTCCTTCTCTTTCGCCGAGGATAAAGGCGATTTCCTCATGGGAAAGCGTTTTCCCGTATCCACGCCCCATGATTTCGTCATAGAGCTTCTTGATTTTATCTTGTCTGTTCATATTTACCTCCTTGCCGTACCCTGCCGTACCTAACACAGCCCCAACTAACCATGCCACATAATCCTTGCCCTGCCTGACCTTACCCTACCGTACCGTGCCGGGCCCAATAATCCTTGCCTTGCCAGACCAAACCTTGCCATACCTAACCCGGCCTTATAATCCTTACCTTTCCCGACCTAACCATGCCAGGTCGAACCGAACCCTGCCGTATAATCCCGACCGCACCATGCCTAACCGTGCCCCACCATACCATGCCGCATAATCCTTACCAAACCTTGCCTCGCCGGGCCTTGCCATGCCATGCCTTTCCGTATAATCCGCGTCAGGCAACTTCCTCGATTTTCACGTTGAACCGGCCATAGCCCATCGTCCTCATTTCGCAGAGTCCGACGTAAGCTCCCGCATTTTCAAAGGCAATAACGATCGCCCCGATGTCGATCTTGTCTTCCTCGTAAAGCATATCGAAATTGCAGCTCCAGGTATTGAAACGGGGGCGAGTCCTGATGACTCTCGCCATCTTAACCACGACGCTGCGTACATCGCGGAAGCGAGGATCTGTCTTCATCTTGTCATAGTCCTGCACCTCGCCGATGTCCAGAGGGGCCATAGGATCGACGATGTGGCAGTAGCGAGCCGCCGCTGCGCCGTTCTTGTTGAACTTGGCGCCTTCTTTCAGAGTCGCCGCCAAACATTCGTTCGGGATGTTGAGGCCGATAGAGTCGTCCCAGTACACGCCGGATTCCCATTCGAGATCTGAAATGGCGATCAGATCGTCCTCCGTCTTCTTTCGCTTGCTTGTGTAGCCTTTCAGCTTGATAGCGATGGGATGGAGCGGATTTACGCACTTGGGAGAGTGCATAACCAGCGGGGACGTACCGTACAGGGTGATGTTGAGCTTCTTCATTTTCTTTTTCTCCTTTCAATTTTCATAACCAGCCCTGCCAACCTTGGCGAGCCGGGTGATTTCATCGCGGTTTCTGTTGAACAGCTCCCACATATCGTCGAGCCTGTCGTTGACGATCGCGTACAGCTGCATCCATGCAGTCGTTCCGTCGATTTCCTTGCAGTTGCAATGCAGGGCGAGGATCAGATCGTCGAATGTGATCGGATCAAGGAGATTGTCCGTCGTGAACAGATCCTCTCCGATCTTCCATGATCTCTCCATCGTTTACACCTCCGGATCTCGCTTGTAGAAAACGATGAACGACTTTCCGAGGCGGTCATCTGTCGTGATCTCGACAAAGCCGCGGACCTTCTTGGCGAAGGTATCTGCTTCGATTCTGCTGTTGAAAACCTTCGACTTCATTTCGTTGTCTCCTTCTTGATTTTCTCCTGCCTCTGTGCTATCATGGGTTCACTCGCTGGAGGAGCGAGGCAGGTCGCCCCTCCTTTGAGCTTTTTGTGGGGTCAGGCCCTGGTGCTTGCAGGGCCTGATTTTTTCATGCCCCCACGAGATTTGCCGGAATAAACTGCTGGATCATGTGCGAGATATGCTATACATTCAAGGATCTCATCGGCCGTATGTCCTTTGGCTTTCAGCCAATCGGACAAGTCGGCCATTTCTTTTACGGTCATAGGATTTTCACCCATTTCTTCTGCTACACCTCCTGCCCGATGCGATTTGTAGGTTTTTACCTACAATCTTATCTTACATTACCGACTGGTAATGTCAAGAGAAAAATAAAGATTTTTCTATATTTTTTTCTCCTACATCTCCTTGCCCGTTACCATCCGGACGCCTTTTGGATTTCAAGACAAGCTCTTTCGAGGCCGTGCTTGAGCCTTGCATCCGCTTTTACTTCTTCCCAATCGAATCCGAGAGCATCGAGTGTATCACCTACTGATCCCGTGTATCCGTATTCATGGTTCTTGAGTTCGTACAGGAACATCTGGTAGATGAATCCGTCGCCGGTGCTGTCAGATGCGAGGGCATCCTTCCACTCTTCTTCGATCTGCGCCAGCTGCTTTTTGATAAGCTCCACATCTGTTACGAGCATGAAGCTCCCGGCCGGACCACCGCACACCTTATCCCGATCTTTATCGGGATCGAGCCCCATCTTCTGCATCTCTTCCACAAACTGCTGGCGGCCAAACGCCCAGTGCAGCGGCATGTTATCCACGATCTCCTTACGGCGGCGATTGTGCTCTTCGTATTCAGTCATGTCTTTTATCCTCCATAGCTTTCAGTTTCTTTTTCCATTTCCTTTGCTTTTCTAGTTTTTTTGCCTGCCGTAAGATCTGGTCCTGATGCTCGCAGTGTTCACCGCGGTCGATCAGAAAATTATATTCTTTGCAGTACCAGATAAACGGACATTCTATCGAGACGCAGGTATTCATCGCATTCTCCTTAATCTATATTCAGGAACACCAGTACCTCTTCTACAGTCCATCCGTAGAATTTTGAGTAGTTCGGCTTTTCTGCTATAAAATCCGGCAGTTCATACGGACTGATATTTTTCTTCCAGGCTGATCGCTCTTTCTCGGCCTCTTCAATGTCTGGGTACAGTTTCGATTTCCGCATATCAGTACCAAATCATGTTGATCCCGCCGAGCTTTTTCACCCTTTCGAAGATCTTATCGAGGAGCCCGGGCGTCTGCTGATCCACTTCCCCATTCCACTCACGAATAAGGAGCGCGAGGTCCAAGTCTTTTTCCGGCACGGCATAATCGCATGCGAAGTTGTAGATCTTCTCTCCGGTCCATTCCGTCAAAACCGGCTTGAGTCCATCTACCATTGCTTTTCTGTCTTCACCGTACCAGTTGATACTGCCGAGGAATACCCGGCCGTTCATATCGCGGAGCGCTTCGATCTGCTTACGGTTCAAATCGTTGTAGGTATCGTCACACTCCCGAAGCGCAAGGACTCCGCCAGAGGCCCGAATATAGCCTTCCTGCTGCTTCGAATAGAAGGCCAGCCGGATGGCTCCGGAAAGTCTTTTCTCATCATCCAGGCCCCGTAGATCAATTCTGCCGTTATTGGCGAAGCACGGGCTGTATCTGCCGTTCACATCCGTATTCTGAATGCAGAGAAGATACGGCGCATAGTCTTCAGAGCGCGGGCATCCGGGCGGAATCCATTCGGCTTCGAGCTTTCTGTTGTACTCCTCGTTCTCCTTGGTATAGATCAGCACGGTATTCGGATCGCCATCCGCATGATAATCCGGGAGATAGGCAACAAGCCCAAGTTCATCACAGGTCTTCCGAATCGCCTTCATATATCTCCGGTACTCTGCCCTGTGTTCGTCGTAAGTCGGTTTCCGTTTTGCTCCCATCTTTTCCTCCTTTCAGTACAGGACGATCTTGCTGAATACCGGGGCCTCTTTCTCCTCATCATAGACATGGATCATCAGTTCGCCCGTCCCTTCGTCAAAATCGAGCGCGGCGATGGTGTGACGGTAGCCGTCTGCTCTGGTCATATTGAGGTTCAAGGACTCCCAGGCAGCGTCGTCCTCGATCATTCGGCCTGCTGTCTGCTCCAGTTCGATCTGGCTGCCGTTCGGCATCTCCATAGCAATTGCTTTACAGAATTTCATTTCACAGTCTCCTTTACCATTTTTTCTTCCCGGGCATCGTCTTCACGATCACTTCCAGGCAGTTGTCTCCCGGAGTAATTCTCTCGACAATGGCATCTTTATACTTGTCAAGCCGCCACTCATGACCGCGGCTGAAGTCGATTTCTTCAAAGTTTCCCGTCCCTGACTCGACCATCCACCACCAGTCGGTGTTCAGGAGCGGACGGATCTCACCGAATTTCATGTCACGCCTCCATGTATTCGTATTCTTCGCCGTCTACGAACACCCAGGCTCGAATCGCCTGCCCGTATACGACTTCCTGCTCCATCGCGACGCATACGTCGTCGATATCAACTCCTGCTCTGGCCTTCCGGTTACGAATGGTTCCACAGGCATCTTCCGTTCTGAGAATCACTTCCGGCATTTATTTCGCCTCCTTTACCATAAGATCGTAGAGCTTCGCTTTCAACTCCATGATGGTCAAATCGCGGTCATACACCTCCGACTCCAGACGCTCAACCTTGTTTTCAGCGTCGATCCTTCGGCTGACTTCTTCAAGCCTATTTTTGTGCTCCGTCTTCATTTCATCGCACAGGTGCTTGTTCAGCCGGTCGAGCGTATCGCAGCTCTCTTTCGCCTCTTTCAGAAGCTTATACTGCGGGTTCGAATGCTCATTCCAGAACCGCACCGCATCCTCCCAGTTCCAGATCGAGAACGCGACCATGTAAAACTCGTCTCGAAATCCTTTTTTGCCTGTACTCCAACCGTTCTCGTCAAGCCCGATATCATTGGCAAGGCTTGCAAGATCCTCCACCGGAGCGTGACCGAAAATGTCCTGTGCTCGGCAGATATCCTCCTGCTTGGTGCTTAGTCCGTGATTCCGGACTTCGATCAGCAGATTCTTCGGGGTGCTGATCTTATCGTAGATAGATGCCATTTACTGCTCCTCCTTCAATTCAACTCCAGCGGCGATCAGCCACTTCGTCATGTCTACATCTTCGAATGTGAGCGGTGTCATGCAGTGCTTACTGACATGGCTCCCGGTTCTAACAATGATCGGCTTGAACGCCTTCTTCGTATTGCTGTCATAAAATGCGATAACCACTTCCTGATCCGGTCCGATCAATGGCGCGTTCGCCCAGTCGATCATCTTCTTGTAGTCCGAGTACCCGAAGTCTGCGCTGAGGAAAGTCCCGAAAGAGCTGGTCGTGATCCGCTTCCGATCCCGATACACCCTGAGCTCCGCTTCGATGTAATACGGTTCTCCATCGGAAAACTTTCCGGCGTCAATCCGGACGTTGCAGCCTTTCAATCCGTACTCGTCTGCTTTTGCCAGATCGAAATAGAGCACCGGGTACTTACCGAAATTTACTGCCATTGCCATCTCGTGGCGATCATTCAAGATCTTCATCAACAAGTCCCCTTTCATTGCCAGTTGGTAATTATCTTGTTGACTTTACTATAGCTTTTTGCAGCCATTTTGTCAATGAATTTTAAACTTTTTACAAATGTTTTTTTCTTACGTCTTCGTTTACGGTCAGCTTTCAGATTCGTCATGGCCGATTTTGGCAAAAATAAACCGCCGGGTTTAACCCAGCGGTTTTCTCATTTGCTCTTTTCGAGCTCTGTTCCGTATTTCTCGATGAACGCCAGTGCAACCGATCCGGTCGTTGCCTTGATCTTCGGGCGTTTCCCCTTTTCGTAGTAAACGATGAAGTATCTGCCTTCGTGATCGATATACAGCTCCTGCGCCTTTCCTTCGCTATCGTACTCATTCTCGCCGTCAGCGAAGAACGTGTTGGACAGCGCGTAGGATGTCGCCGTGTTGTATCGAATGTGATCGGACACCCCTATGGCGTCTTCGCCATGGCCTTGAATATACGGGAAAATCTGTTCCCCCGTCTTCTTGTTCACAAGAACAACCGACACGCCGTTTGCTTCAAGCAAGTTGATGAACTCAGTAGCCCGGATCGAATCCCGTGTGAGCTTTGCGTTGATCTTGCTTTTGGTCCAGCCGACGTTGCTTGCGGCTTCGTTGTATGTCAGATGCATTTCATCGAGAGCAGCATCCAAATATCCTCTGCTATTCATTTGCTTCCCCCTTTCATCAGGATTTGACTATACACTACACCAAAACGGCGATTTTATCAAGGCCAAATCGTGATAATCATTACATTTTGCACTGCAATATTTCCATTTCAGCGGCAATCAGTACAGCGGATTGTACTTTTCCGGCTGCCAGTTGTTTTTTGCCAGCCGAAACGCATTCAGGAGATCATGTACCGATCCATACTCTGGGTCGAGGTCCGTCTGTTCGAAATCCATGTCATCGTAGAAGTAGCACCAGCAATGATCGTCAGAGCAGATCTCGCCCGGGAATTCATGCGGCAGCCCGACCTGTTCAGGGATGAAGTAAATGCCTTCATCTGCGCATCCGCGGATCTCGGCAATCTCTTCTTCGGTCAGCGTTCCGCTCAGTACGACCGCATGGTGCGTCTTATAGTTCGACGCATCGCGATAGCCATAGAAAAAGATCGTGTTCATTTTTTCTCCTCCTCTTCTTCGTGGTGGAAGGTGTAGCTCAAAACCGTTTCGAGCTTCAAGCCAAATTGGATCAGCATCCGTCGCGCTTGCGAAAGCGAGAATGCTGGAACGATCGTATGAGTTCCGTCGCTATGTTCAACTATGCAGTATCTTTTCATTTCTCCTCCTCCAAAAGATATGAGTGGGCAAGTCCAGCCCCGCATCGTGGACAATGTGTTGAGGCGATTCCGTTAAACATGCTGAGTGACCAAGGATGCACCCATCGATGGCATTCAACGCACCACCATTCGAACCCATCGTTCCATTCCGAGTACCGCGTCTTTGCATTTCCGTACTTGGAAATCGAAAACACGGCCTTTTTCGCATCTTCTATCTCTTTCTTTCTCTTATTCTCCGCTTCTTCGCGCTCTTTCCGCTCTTGGTCGATTCGCCACCAGCGAAGCTCTTGCTCGGAATAGTCGCGTCGTTGGCTATACATCCCTTGGTAGATTTCCTCGTCGCCATTCCACGACGCGCAAGGAGGCTCTATCGGAACGCCTCCACCTCCGGATGTCCATCCTCCCGGACAATCTTCTCCGAAAAGAGGGCAACCATCGCAGTCTTCAATGTCAGCCGCTTTCACGACCAACTCAGGATCGGTCATCTTTCTATTTCCCCTCCGCAGAACTTGCAATAGCATTTCCGAAGCCCTTCGTAATTGTGCAGCTTCATTCCGCAATATGGACAGATCTCCTCTCCGCGAATCATTTTCATTCGGCGAGAATCTGATTTCCTATCTTTCTGTATTTCTTCCATGTCTTCTGGAAGCACATACCGTTTGGCGTTGTTTGCGAAGTACACAACGCCTACTTTCGGAACGTAGGTGTTCTGTTTGAAAATGTACCCTCCGGAAGTCCAGGAGTCGTCATAATAGTCTGTCCCGAGGTCTGCTTCGCAGGTAAGAATCTTCCAGCCGACGAAGAATCCGGTGAACTCGAATTCCATTCTCTTGAAATACGTCTTGTGGACAGTTTCTCCTTCGCAGGAGCTGAGATCAACGAGCTCAACTTCTTTCCCGTTTTCATCGCAGCCCATTCCACTGATGTGCTGAGTCCCGTCAAGCTTTCCGGTTGAGATTGGGTCTCCGTTTCCGTCGAAGACTTGAATCCGTACGCCGTCATGTACCGGCTTCATATATGCCCGGCATTTCACACTTGAAAACAGTTCCATCACATCCACACCGGTTCGCTCACAACCACTCGCCGGCCGTTATTCGTAGTACCAAGCCAGACGAATTCGCAATTCCTGTTCCGCAGGAATATGACCCGCACTTTCTCCCGAAGCGTCAGTCTGCCAAAGTGGCCGGTTTTCCCGAATCTTCTGCTCCAGACAAGAGCCCAATACATTCTCTCTTTCTCCATGCATGTCTCCTATTCTAACGATTCAACGTAACACCAGCTTTGTGGCGGGTGTATGATTGTGCCACCACATCCATAGTTTTCAACGAGCCTTTTACACTGGAGGCAAAGCGGTATGCCGTCGAGCTCTTGATTGCATGGTTTCATGAACTCGCTCACGTTCATAGGCTGATCGTAGATCACCAGATCGGAAATGTGCCAGCCGTAGCCATTTCTGAAATTGAGATATGACGACATTTCTTCATACCGTAGCCTGGTCTCTTTTTCTGATTCGTAGTCATATCCTTCCTCCGTGAGCTGAATTGGGAAAATGCGATCACACACAAACTCGCCGATAACGTGCCCTTTTTTGTAGGACATTTTGCTGCGGTTCCACGAGGCCACGTCTCCGCGGCATGCTTCTTCAAAAAACTCTTTGCTTCCCGACAACGTGCAGTAGATATAGCACTTGAACGGCGTATCGAGATTCGGGCGCGTCTTTCGTATCTCAACCGTTTTCTTTTTTGCCGCGATTAGTTCAACCCATTTCGGCTGTATGGATATCATGACCGCTTTTTTCATTTCTTCCGCTCCCGTTTCTGCTTCAGCAGACACTCATCACAATCCTTGAAGTGGGCGAAACTCATCGGAATGCCGAGAAGATCTCCCTTTGCCTTTCGCTCCATCAGGTCCTTCGTAAGCTGTGCGCGGAAGCAATCTTTCGGGCAGTAGCTTTTTCGGTAGTCCATACAGTGCGTAAAATCGTGGTTCATGCTGCCTCCTTATTCAAACTCCCTGACGTATACCGCAGCATCATTGATGTTCGCGAGCTGCCAGGCAATCAGTTCCGCCTGTTCTTCCGTGTCGGCCTCAACTTCGATGACAAGGCCGAATTCAACCAGATATTTCATCTTTCTCCTCCGTTTTTCTTTTGAAGCACCCGCATCCTCTTTCAGGATACGGCGGGCAATCTGCGCAATACTCGCTGTCTCCGTTGAAGCAGACGCCGAACCAGTCATAGTACCATTTGCAGATGTAACAGTTCTTCTCTTCCATCTATTCCTCCGGTAATTCGATCAACGGTCTTTTGATAATTGCCGGATTCAGTTCATGGATCTGCCCCCATGCGTTCTCGCAAAAGAACCTCTGATACTGTTCGTTCCATGTCCAGACGGTAACGTACAGGTCTCCGTGATCGCTCACCCATCTTCGTGTGTTCTGGATATACGCAGCAGCAGTATCGGAGCATCCAAAGTATCCGTATCTCCGGCCGTCTACAAGATCGCCGTCGAGCAGAGCCCGTGATTTCATTTCGGTCCAGCAGTTGATCGCGGCAGCGCTTGCATGAAGGTCCATCCTGCTTGTAGGGTAAGCAGCCCGAACAGCGGATATCTTCCTCGTCAAATCATCGTAGTATTCAGCTGGCAATATCCGCATTGTCATCCCTCCATGAGCTTTCGAGCCATTCCGCGATCTTATTATTGATAGCTTCCCATCCGGCAGCTACGATGCTGTCCGTGAAATGATGGTCGATCTCGATCATGGAGCGGAGATTGGAAACGATTTCTTTCGTTGCGCGGATGCCGCGCTCTTCAAGGGCTTCTTCCAGATCCCTGTCACTCCATTTGACTTCTCCGAAGTATTTGTCAGGCATCTTTCTCCTCCAGTTCGTCAAGCAGCGCTTTGATGTCCGCCATGGTTACATCCATGTGATTGCGGAGCTCCTTCATCTTCTCGCTTTCCCGAGCGAGGATTTCCTTGTACGGATTCTCTTTCACGGATTCTTCCCATCCGTTGATAAACGCCCGGACATCCTGGACTCTATCGAATGCGATCTCGTCATGGTATCCGGTTCTCGCCGAGAAAACCACGTACTTGTGCTTTCGGCGCTTGTCATCGATCGATATGCCGAAGTAGAGTTCGTCACGCTTGCTGTAGTCAAGCGGTTCGAATCGCACATCGTCGTATAACGGGCCTACGCACGGGCAGTTGTTCTTAAACCAGACGTAGTAGTTATCCAGCACATAGTCGCTCGTGATGCCTTTGAGGATCGTCCAGATCTTCTTCAGTCTCCCGGCCAGTGCGCTTTCATCGCAGAACCAATCATACCAGCCGGCCTCGCACTGCACCGAACAATCCTTCGCCAGAAAATCTCCGTTCCGATATCTCTCGCAGAAGCACCTGAGAGTCATGTTCTCTTCCATTTCTACACTCCCTTAAAATGCGCGAAGCAGGCCACCGGCCGGCGTCTGCTTTACTGCGATGCTGCCCATCTCAGAGCAGTCAGGCATATCCCAGTTGATCGTGTAGGTCATCACGATCCCGTCGTCGATGTCCTCTCTGTCCATCGACCATTCTTCTTCGTAGTCGCTGACGAACAGGAGCGAATCCATCTTCCCGAAGGTCGTGAAAGAACGAACGACCATATAGACCAGCGCATTGTGCGCCTCTTCGAACTTTCTGACCTCCGCTTCCAGCTCTGGCTCCATCGTATACACGGCCCCGATCGGAGGCTCCGTTACCAGAACCAGATCATGCTTCCGGAAGCTCTTGATCGCTTCGTTCCAAATGCGGAGTTTCTTCATCCGCATCATGGCTTCGATCTTCTTGACATCTCTTTCTACTTGCATAGTCGCCTCCTATTGCTTTTCGCCTGCCATTATGCTACAATCAGGAGCGAGGCTGGCAGGAATTGCCCCGCTCCCTTTTCGGTTTGCGGAGGGTGATAGCCTCCGATCAGGTCACGGTGCTGTCGTGGCCTGATCTTTTTCTTTGCCCTCCACCGTTACGAGGTAAGTGCTGTCACCGGTATGTATGAATTGCGTACATTGCAGAATCTCTTCTGCCGGGATGCCTCTTGCAGCCAGCCATTTCTCCAGCCGCGGGAAGAAGTCCAAGTTGTTCATTTCTTCACCCATTTCGATTACACCTCCTGCCACAGTGCTTGTTTGAGGATGATTTATCCTCATACTTATCGTACGACACCTACCTCCTAAGTCAATAGAAAAGCGAAGTTTTTTCGCATTTTTACGTCGTTTTTCCTTTTAAACGGTCGTCTTCCGTAACTTTCTCATTCAAATTTGTCGTCTATTGAATTTGCCGAGTCCTGAATGGATGGGAGGTTGTCAGCAGCCGCTGGAATCCTTGGAAACGCTTGCTTCGATTGGCTTGAGGCCGATAATCGGCTCCCGTCCTTTTTTCAGTCCAACTTCGAACCACGAGCCGTCAGCGTACAGATCTTCAACGTATAATCTCCGCCTGTCGGTCGTTGTCAGCGCAAAGCAATCTCTTCCGAAAGCATGCCCGATCTTGTGCTCGGAAAGTGCTCTGAGCAACATTACGTCGGTTACTTCATACAGGTCATCGGCCGGGACCGTGATTCTCCCAAGGGGGAACCGATCATTTTCTGTCCACATTCCGATCCCATCGGGGATCATGTCAAGGTCGAACACTTCAAAAGTCATTTCGCAGTCCTCCTGATGCTTTCGTACAGCCGATCTACCTTATTGGCGATTCTTTTGCCGAGGTATTCGACTTTCACCTTGTTCCAGATCTTTTCTTCTGCGTCGATTCCATATCCATATACGACATGGTAGCTGTCTCCCTTGTACATCATCGAGAAGTGGTAAACATTGTGGCCGAGATACTTGACGTGCACCGGAACTCCTTTGTACGAGAGGCGGAAACTCATATTACTAAGGTCGTATCTCCCCCAGAATTCATCGATTACGCCGTCCTCTTCACTGGCCGCAACGAACCTGCACTTATAGAATCCGAAGGTCAAATCCCGATCTCCGGCAAAGGCATAATAGTTGCCTTCCATGCCTCCCTGATAGATTGGTTTTCCCCTACAATCTCCGGTTGTATTGCGATAGTCTCCGAACGTATCGGTGTGTCTGATTTCAAACTGTGCCAACTCACATTTGTCGCAATCAGACCATCCCCACTTGTCAACGAGAACGCAGTCTTCATAGCGCTTTTTCGGGTGGTCTACCCAGCCGACCATTTCCTCCATGTCCGTGAACATTTCGTGGTTCATTTTCTTGCCGTTCTTAAATACAACGGCTCCATAGTCGATCATCGCCATGTTTTTTCCTCCTAATATCTCGGTAGTATTCTAACGACCAGAATGATTTCAGTAGCGCCAGCGGCTGTCAGTTGTCTTCTCTCTTCCATGACGGTTGTTTCAGCCCACATTTCTTCGTGTAGCCACCGGATCTTCTTTGTCCCAAGTCGCAGCAGGCAGTTCAAATCAAAGACATTTCTGTCAGCCCGTTGCATCTTTCCGTCTATCGTTCTGCCAGCGCTGATGAAATCTCTGCTGTCCTCTCTGCTTACCGGAACCGGAGCTTTTTTCTCGCTTTCGTGGCCGCATGCGATGCATTTCCTCGCGAGAAACGGAATGTACGCTCCGCATTCCGGGCAATATCTTTCAGCCTTTTTCATGTCCATTGCCCCATGCAACGTAATGCTCACATTCAGCGCACACATCGAGCAGATCTACGTCGCCGAATCCTGCGATGCTTTTATGCAGGATGTGGCAGTATGTGGACACATACCGGTTGAAGCTGTCCGCCGTATCTGTGCAGTGAATGCAGCTCTTTGCCTTCCGGTATCTTTCGTCTCGCCTTAATTCTTCGAACTGTTTGGCAATCGTTTCTTCGTAGCGCCCGGTTGGCATCTTGTATTCTTCGAAACGGTTCTTAACCATCAAGGCCCCTCCGTAGCGTAATATCCCGGGAGGCAATCATTGCACCCGTCTTCATCGTTCACGTCTGGTCTCCTGCCGTACACAAGTGGAAATCGGCAAATCCCTTCCGGATTGTAGATGCAGTCTGCATCGCAGTCTTCGCACATCAGGTTGCGATACCCCAAGGCATCCAGTTCCGGTGTCCTATTGACTCCATCTCTATACAACAGGTATGCTACGCCGCGGGAGTGACGTTGATCGAACCAGTGCCAGATCTCCTCGCGATCAGTTCCGGGTGGAAATCCAAGGAAGCCTTCTTCCATGCGTTCTGTTTCGGGGTCCATGGGAACGTCCTCAAAGAATCCCCACAGCTCCTCAAGAAACTTGTCGCGCTCCTCAAGTGTCGTCATCGCTCGGATCGCAGCATCTCCCCATTCGATCATTTCTTTTGTCATTTTCGACCGTCCTCTCTAAAATAGGCTCTGCTGTCGAAGTAGATCGGATTGCCGTCAAGGTCAGGGATCACAGCCGTCTGATGGAACGCGCTGCGATCCATCCCATCGAGTAAGCCTTCCCGACCAGCCAGTTCGATAACGCGCCTGACACCGATTCGCTCACCCTTGTATTCAAATCTGGTGAATCCGATAGCGGCCTCGATCTGGTCGATATGCTTATCGTCCTCCCAGAAGTTGCGGCGGATGTATTCGCGGTCAGCTTTTGTCAGCTTCATTGCGTCCCCCTTTCAGAAGCCCGTAATATACGCAGGGAACATTTCTGTCCTTGACGTTTTTGGACCTCCAGCATTCATTTCCGAGGCATTCTTGTTTCACTTCTGGCTTGCATTTATAGCATCCGGGAGTCATGAGGCAAATCTGAGCAAGTTCAGCGTTTGTCACGTCGTCTCCTCCTATCTGCTGATCTGAATCTGATTGAGCGTCTTCATGCATTTCCAGCACCAGAGCTTTTTCTTATGGCCGACAGGCGTTCGCTTGTCGGCCCTTTTTGTGGCTGTATTCACCGTCCCGCATACGGGGCAGCGGAAATATCGGCGATAATACACGCCCATATCAGCGCTCCGTGAAATTGACGGTGATCGAATATTCCTTCTTCCGATCGAGCATCCGCATCACCGCAATGAAAACATCTTCCGGCTCTCCGCAGAAGGTCATCGTTCCGGTCGCCGGAGTCAACTCCACGATTTTCTTTGCAGGAGTAGGGGCCGGTGTGGCAACTTCCTTTGCAGGCTCCTCTTCCGCTGCCTTTTCGCTTGGGTCCGTCACCCATTCAAGCCAGACATCGCTGATCTCGTGCCGTCCCTTGGCGAAGCTGAATTCACCGCGGTGATGATGGCTCATGTAGGTATCAAAAGCCGGGATCGAGCAGCCCATCATATCGGCGATGTCGATTTTCCTGCCTTGGTTATCAACGCAGTTCTGGATATACTGCTTCTGAAGATCATGGGGCATTGCGCGAAAACTCGCCCAAGTCATAGGCTTATTTAGCTGGTACACTTTAACATCTCCATTCATTTTTCTTTTCTGAGCCGGGGTCAGATAATCCGCCGGCATCTTGCAGGATTTGGATTTGCTCCCGCATTTGCGGTGGCGGGCTCCGTATCCTGTCCTTTTCAGTTCTCGCTCCGTCTGGCGGAACAGATATTCAGCATCGTCCATATCGCACCTCTCAGAATGAAAAGGTCACAACCTTACGTTCTTTTGCCTCTCCGATCTCATACTCATTGCGTTCGATCGCTTCCTTCAGGCCATATCCGGCTGCCTCGTCGAGCATCCCGTTTTCCATGAGATCGTCGCCGAGAAATCCGCCGCAGCAGTCGATTTCATCCCAGTCATCATCCGCCGCCTGATAGATCGTGCAGAAATACGATTCTCCGCGCAGGTACTGATCGTACTGTTCGACATCACTTTTCATGAGCGAAAAAGCACGGTTTTTCCACGTTTCCTCAGTCAGCGGCCTTGTCATCCGGGATTCAACTGTCACACCATTGGAAAGCGTCTGCTTCTCAATCACGTCCTCGACGATCTCAACTGCCTCGCTCATGATCTTGTCCTTGAATGCCAAGATCCATCCGACCTGCCCGGAATCCCAGCGGTCTGCATATACGCCGTTTCGGTTTCCGCAGGAAATAGTGAGACCGGAATGGTCATACAGCCAAAGCGGAAGCCAAACCGCATACGGTTCCATCAGATCCATACAGTGCGAAATCTCCAGATCGTCGATGATATAGTCCGCGACGGCCCGCTCCCCGATCTCCGAGTATTCGAGGTATTCTTTCGCTTCCTTGCTTGTCTGAAACCCAGCCAGATAGCAGGTCTCATAGATGTCGTACGTCTCCGGATCGTCCTGGTTCTTTTCCAGCCGGATTCCTTCGAGTTTCCCGTCGCTGGCTGCTTCGAAGATCTCTTTGTCCGAGCAATGCTGGCGAACAAGGTTCTGCCAGAACTGTTCGGGCGTCTTCTCTTCCACCTTGTCTCCAAGACAATAGTTTCTGTGCCAGCAAGCCATCGTTGTCAGATTGTCCCATTCGCGTGGGCTGTCAGCCCATTCGTCCGTCTGGATATGCATGCAATAGGAAATCCCGTTGTGCATCCATTTGACCGTTGCATTGTCATGTACAAAAATCGGTCTGTGTTTCATGTATTCACCTCCTTAATAATCCTCTACTATTTCGTCAAGGGCGCTGGACGGATGCTGCCAGTCACAGTACCAGAAAAGCCGTTCAGCGCGTTCCACATCACCGTCGCAATAATCGATGAAGTGATTGCCGGTGTAGCAGTACCCAAGAACATCGAAGATGCCCTCAATATCTGCGCTGAGGTCCTTGTCTATCGGTATTTCGTTCAGAGCGATATCTGGGATATACAGAACATCATCGCCTGGAGCGAATTCTTCAGCCTTATAAATGAAGCAATCCTGTCCCGGGGTGAAACGCAGGAGACTGTCGAGCGTTTTTCCAAGCATGAGTTTATTTCTCAGTTCAGTTCTGGTCATCTTCTTCCTCCAAAAGGATGCCGGATACCTCAATGTCGATGTCTTCATCGAGTTCCAGAGATCCATCAACGTATACTCCGTCTGGCAGAGCAACATCTGGATCGTGCAGTGCTTTTTCGATCGCCTCTTTCTCGCTGTGAGCTTCCACCCACACCTGTCCGTACATCTGCCAAAGAAGCGGGATTCGATACTCCTTTAACCTGCCATCTTCCTTTTCTTCTTTTTGCGAAAGCTCAAGCGCGTTCGCGAGTTCGACGAACATTCCTCTTATTGCTTCCGCATCATCCACGAGCTCTCTGAACGTTGCCGGAATCCCTCTCTTGCCGCGGCTCTCCCCCAAAAGCTCAACATGCTCGTCCGGGTCAAACTCGTTCGACCACCGGCGTACAGCCTGTTCAAAGCTCTCTCCGTCAAACACCCAAATCGTCTCGGCCAGATCCTCACCGGCGGGAGACCAGTTTTCGATCTCAACGTACGGGACGCCGTCCTGTACATTCGTTCCGAGAATCCTCCATCCGAGGCTTTCGATCACATCAACCTGTTTTTCAGTCAGTTCGAACATTTCTCCGCCTCCCAGAGTTTCCGGTTCTTCACGAGGAACATCGCCGTCGCCTGATCCATTCCGACCGTCCTCAATTCTCTCAAGATCTTGTTCACGATCTTCTTGTCTTGGGAATCGACCGCCGCGCACAGCTCCAAAAGCATCTCTCTCAGCATTTCTCCAGCACCTCCTTTACTCATCAAATGATCCATTCGGGATGTCGCATACGATCTTCTCGAAGTAGATGTCTTCGAGTCCCGCCGCCTCAGACTTGTCGTACTCCCGGCAGAACTGCTCGGAATAAGTGCCGGAGCTGCACTCGACGACTTCCACATCGACGAGGCTGGTATCTGCGTAAACTGCTTCCACCCGACCCTTGAAAACGAATACGGTGATCTTCGGATTTTTCATTGTCTTCTTCCTCCATTTCCAATCGGTAATTTCTTGGCCTTAAAACGCCCTGTGCCGCGTTTTGCGGTTCAGGGTATCCTTTTACCACTTTCGCGATAAACCGCGATGTGCGGCTTATATGCGAATCCTACGGCGAATATGAGGTTACGCTGCCAGCTCCACATCGAACTGGACACCTGCGTCTCCCAGATAATCCGCGCCGTGCTTACGGATATAGGAATCGATCAGGCTTTCGATCTCTTCCTGGGTGCTGCGAAAACCGAGGAGTTCGAAGCGCCCATTTCTAAAACGAGCAACTACTGCGAACATCATCTACACCTCCATGTGTTGTTTTTATCTACGATCTTATCTTATATTACCGACTGGAAATGTCAAGAGATTTTTTCTGAAAATCGCTGTTTACGAATCGCTTTTTTCGCGTCCCTTCCTGATCTCCCACTTCAGCGTCAGCGTCCCTACTCCCCGGTATTGTGCGGGGCTAAGACTCTCATCTACGATCGTTCCTGTACCGTTCTCAAGGTCATCCCACAGGTTCCGATAGACGTGATATCCTTCCTTGTCGAGGACTTCATAAAACGCATTCGAAGCCCTGACAAGGGCACGGATCAGGCGTCTTCTTTCTTCAACGTGCATTTCCTGCTCCTTTCATACTTCTTCACTTTCGGCAGGAACCGGAAATAGCTCGGGTTTGCAAGGCTTTCGTCTTCCTGCCGCAATACTACGAACGTGTACTTGCTGCCGTGTCTATCGAACAGAAGAAGCTTCTCTTCTTCTCCTTTATCGAGATAGCCAAAACGAATGGCCCGATGCAGATACAAAGTCTTTCCTTTATACCGAATCATCGGCATTCCACGATACGGCTCTTCGTCCTGCCAGATAAACCCGTCGTGGTAGTTCGTGTAGTTCTCCGGAATAGCATAATCCCACCGACTTTCGGCTGGGACAACAATCATGTTCTCCGAATACAGTGCGAGATCCGTTTCACGGTTCTTCTTCATATGGGCCAGCGCACGTTCCAGCCTGCTCTGTCTCTCAGCACGATTCATGAGTTCCCCTTCCTGCTATCCAGCCATTCGGAGAGTGACGGATACCCTGAAACCGGAGCGTATGATGCCTCACAGCAACAAGGTTCGTCCAGATACACATATGATCCATCCGCTCTGTACTGCACCCAGAATCGTTCGCCACAGGCGCTGCACTCCTGCTCTACGTTACACACATCTTCCGGGTCAATCAGCTCATCGGCAAAGGCATCGCTTTCTGCGCCATCATGGAACCTGATTCGGTACATCTGGCCGACGTCTTCCTTGTCATACTCAGATTCTTCCAACGCGCCAAGAACGACGACCATCGTACCGTTGTATTTCAGCAGATCGCTCTGCGTAGTGTTGAAAATTCTTACCACGTTCTTTCCTCCAACTCAGTAAATCTTGTCGATGTTTCCAGCCTTCATCAGATCGTCAGGCGTCAGAAGTCCTTTATCATGCATTGCTTTCTCCATTGCGGCATACAGAGCCGCCTCACGCTCACGTTTGCTCATTTTCGGCGGCTTCGGCGGAATCTCTCCATTTTTCGCCGCAATCGCCGTAGGATTGTATTTGTGCTGTCCCATTCAAATTCTCCAAATTATTCAGATTTACCAGGCGCAAAGGCGCCGGCAAGGATAGCTTCAAACATGGCTTTCTGGCCGGCTGCTGCATTCTTCGCGTTCCGGTCGAGAAGATCGTTATACTTCTTCTCATATTCCCTCGCTTCTTTCAGCTCACGCTTGAGCCGATAGTTTTCATTGATGATATCAACCATGCCGAAGATGATCTCTTCTACGATTTCTCTATCCATATCGAATCCTCCAAATGAAAAGATGGTTTTAATTCTCAGTCTCTCTTTCAGAAACATCGATAATGTCAATCGAGCAATTGTAAGCGTTCATGATCTCGATTACGCTGTCAAGGACCTGTTCTTTGCTTTCGTTCGCGTAGTCCGGCTCTGCATAGATAACGCATTTAATGACGACCTCTCGCATTCGAATCACCCCCTAACGTTGGAGCTCGTGAATTTCATTGTTTCCGTCCTCTTTAGATATCAAGTTCCAGACTAAACCAGCCGCTTACCCTCGAAAAGCCGACCACGGCGGTTTCATACGGGATCTCCACGCCGTCTTCGATCTCCATGCCTTCCTTGTCGAAAACTTCCAGCACGTCGATTGCCTCCTCATATGCGTCCATAAATTCGCCGTAGGTCTTCGGCGTTTCCTTGCTGCCGGTGAAGATTTCAAGCTCCATATTTTCCAAGCCTCCTTTACAGTTTTTCCGCAATGGCTGCGTCTCTGGCCGCTTGCCACGACATATCATATTTGTAGATGTTCCGGCGCATTTCATGGGCAAGCTCCGGGATTTTCTCCGCGAGCTGCGCTCTCGTCATACCATACATATCTTCCAGTTCATCATCATCGAAGCCGTTAAACACATCTTCGATATCCTCACAGTCAAATTGATTCTGTTTTTCCAGATACGCTTCGTAAAGCTCGTCGCTCGTCAGTTCGATCTCGATCGTCTGGCCGTTAATCTCTCTCGTGATCGTCATATTTTCCAAATCCTCCAAATCAAAAGATTGTTTTATTCCACGCAGAAACTTTCCACGCACCAGCCGTACACATCGGACAGATAATCCTCGATCTCTTCCGGCTCAAGATTTTCCTCGAAATAGACTTCCTCCGGCAGATCGTCAATCGAAATACCGTTCGTGTCCCACTTGATATTAGTAACTACCATGTTTCCCTCCTATCAAATATTCGTTTTATCCAGCTTCGCCCACACATGCAGTTTTCCAATCGGCGTATCAACAAAAAGCTCGCGTTCCATGCTTAATCCTCCTGTCAAAGCTGCTCCATGCTTTCTGCGATAGCCACAAACAGCTCGAAGTCCTTTTCAAACTGTTCCATCACCGATCTGTAGTCGATCTTATTGTCCCCCAGAGGCAGCCGGAATTTATAAGACACATTCCGCTTACTGGCTACGATTTCATCCGCTGTCACCGAGCGCCGCTTCACAACGACTTCATAGCCGCGGCCTTCCAGCCACTCGACTGCGTATCGTTCTCCGTAAGAGAACTCCCATTCGTGTTTATCGAGATTCTTCAATTTGCCATCCCCTTCCCTTTGTTTCTATTTTTGAACCAATCAGGAGCAATCCAAGAAAGCGCCTCTCCCAGTTTCTTTACACTGGCGAGTGGATCGTCATTAAGCACCTCCCCGTATTCTTTTGCAAGGAAGTGAACCGCTTTATTCAGAATCTCAATATCTGTGTCAGCCGGCATCTCGGTACAGTATGATGCATCATCAACCGGCTCCCAGCAGCTGCCATTTCCAAAGTAAACAGAGAACCGAAGCAGATTAACGTCGTTCGGATCATCCGGATCGTAGTCACCGCAAATACCTTCGTCGAGGTTTTCCCACTCGACCATTACATTCCCGTTCACAGCATAAGGAAGGTTTTCTGGATTCATGAGCAATTCGATTTTTCTTTCCATGTTATTTCCTCAGTCCCACCCCATTGCTTCCGCCTCGTCATCCTGCCATGCGAAGTTCAGGCGCTCTTCTAGTTCGGCAACATCTTCGTAAAGGTCCGGATCGAACGGGTCTTCGGCAAGGCGAGCCCTCGCTTCATCCAGCATTTTCTGAACCTTATACGGGTCTTCATATCTTCTGTACAGTGACATTGCCCTACCTCCTTCTCGGATTACGGAAAGCCTCCTGCATTTTCTCGGCCATCTGCTTTTCTTCTTCGGTCAACTCGTACTTGATGCCGTACGCCTTAACATACGGCTTTCCGGTTTTCATCCCGAAGATCTGGAACGACTGCTCATCTTCGGTTCCGGCCCAGAGCGTCATCTTGAGCCTTCCGCTTGGGAACCCGATTGCTACCGGCCTCATTCTTTACGCCTCCCCTGCTTTTGCCAGATGAATGGAGTATCCCAGCTTCTGGAGACGGAACAGCTCCATCATGAACGTGTAGTTGATGAACTCACGTTCCTTGGCATCCGGATACTCGACGCACTTCCGGAGCGGCGTGATCGTATGTACGCACCAGGACCGGTATTCATCGTCCCAGATTTCCAGAACAAACGATTCTGCGTCAAAGGCTCTCCCCTCGTCGGGGCCGCAGCCTTCGATCCCCTTGTTGTAACGGACTCTCGCTCTCAGGTTCTTCATGCTGTCTCCTCCTCGCTTTCAGCATATTCTTTGTCATCCATCCAGGCATCCATCTCTGCCTCGAATTCTTCTTCGGTCACGGCATCATCGTCAGCAGGAACCGCGACGTACACCGTATCCGGGTCGGTCTCCATCAGCTCTCGAATCCACTTTCCTACCCGCAGAAGTGGGGCCTTGATCCCGCCGCGATGGAGTTCACCGTCGGTGAAGTGAGCAACTTCGTACATCATTTTCTATTCCTCCTTTTTCAGTATGCCATGCACGGATCGTGCATCATCTTGTACAGGGTCATATCGTTTTCCCCGAGATCCTTCGAGAGCTTGTCAAACGTGTCCTCCGACACCTCGCGAATGATGATCCCATCCTGGAGCTGCCAGTGCTTCGACACGTACTGAATCAAGTCGCTCCAGCTATCGAACTTCATCGCATCCTGAAGATCGCCGAACTGATATCCTCCGGAAAAGGCGAAACCTTCGTAGTACCGAATGGTCTTGTCCCGGCTATCTACATTGCCGAACACCCAGAAGCTTTTCCTATTATTCATTTTCATCCTCTCCTTCGATGTCGCCCCAGTTGCGATCGGAATCGAACCGGGTCTCAGCGGTGCATTCCTTGCATTTCCAGTACATGCCACAGCATTCGCAAAACATATTTCCTTCTCCTTTTCTCTCCAGGCGTCAGCTTGTTCAGACATTTGTCTGTTAGCGCTGCCTGTTTCGTTTTAGTTCTTCCGAAACTTATCCGGGTGGTATCGCTTGATCTCTTCAAGGATCGTCCGGATCTGCTTGTTCGAATACTTTTCGATCAGCTGCTTCGGGGTGAAGATTTCGCTGGCCTTTACATATCTCGTTCCGCGGCTGAAAGCCTTCCGGACTTCTTCTTTGCTATTCAGATCGAAGCAGACGCTCCAGTGGCTGGATTCCCGGCCGAGCAGATCCAATTTGCTGTCTCTCTGGATGAACCAGTACGTCTTCGCCATCTTCGACGCCTCCTTTGATATATGTTTATCTGTAATCTTACTATACAATACCTACCACCTAAGTCAAGAAAAAGTTTTCTGAAATCTTCATTTCCGAAATAATTTTCTTTCCAGTTGGCAATAGTCGAAAGGCAAATTTGTCACCTATTTGAATGGAGCGGATCGTGATGAATGGGAGTATGTCAGCATTCGCAGAAAACGCCTAAAAAGCAAAAAAGACCCGCAGGCGTCCCTGCGGGTCTGATACAGAATCAAGTGATCTGTACACTGGCGCTTCAATTTCTTGCTGAGTTTTCTAAGCGGTCCCAAACTTCTCAGCTCACATGGATCATTTCTTCACCGAGCCCTCGCCCATGTGATCTCTCGGTATAGTGTCTTTCCACTGTCAGGGTCATTCGGCCTTCAGTTTCCCTTGTGCGCTGGCGCTGCCTACATAAAAGGAAACGCGATCAACGTTTGCCTTCGGCAGCGTGAGCGCGAAACATGTAATCTCCGCCGGGGATTTCCACCCCGGATGCCACCATCACCCAAGCTCTACGGTGGCGCCTTTGCAGACAGTGCTTGGTTCTCTCTGTCCGCTATGCTCATTCACTGGCTGCGTCTACTGCAACAATAGCACCGTCCTAAATATGCGGGCCGACCATACCCGACTGGTACGCCGACCAAGGGACCGCCATGTCTTGTTGCCTCCCGTCTGCGCAAACGGTTCATCTATTCCGCCACGGAGATCATCTAAACTGTATCAAAATACGATTCAGGATTCAATGCCCAAATCTATATGTATTTTCGGATTGAGAAGCGACTTCCTGTTGCTTTTTTGCTGGTTCAGGTACGCCCACCTCCGCGGCCGCCTCCATCTTGAACTTATCCATGGCCTCACGGGCTGCGGGGTTCACAAGATGATTGCTGGTGTTCGTAGACATCGTTTTGCATCTCCTTTACAACAGATTGGGACAGACGCTGCTGTCCCAATCTGCGATCAGGCGCCGCATCCGTCCACGCATATCTTCTGCCGAAGCGATCAAGATATGCAAAAAACTGTTGGAAAGTTTTGCAATGCCAGCGTAAAAACGGCGCGTTCCATTCATGAAGTGAACCCCAAAAGTTAGACATTTATAGAATTAGGCGACCTGAAGGGTCTGGTATCTGTGTTGAGCAGGTGTCAGGCCCTTTAGTTTTAGCTTGATCCTGCAGTTGTTATA